AAAAAAAAATGTTTGCAGTTTCATCTTATCGTTCAGTGGGATGCACGTTTTTTGATTGGAGCATTCATTACTTGTCTGGACAAAAAAATTTTTACAGCATAAAAAATTGTGACTGGGGTAATTTGAGTTCTAATCCTGTGACAAAGATCAATGCTCACGGTCATTTGAAAAATCATCCACGTGGACTTGACAGCACAAAAAAATGCATTGAGCACCTAAAAACTGTACCAGCAATAACTTCATTTTATCCCACGCCACTGACACTTCCTGAGGCTGCACACAGTACGGGTATCACACTCGACGGCAATACAACTCAACAAGACTTCCAAAAGATTTTCTCTAAACAAAAACAAGATTTTGTTGACACTATACATTACATCGCTGACCAACACATTGATTTAATTTACGTAGATACTGCACCAGAATTAGTGTTATACTTCATTGAAAATCGATCAAGAGAAGGCACTGTCACAAAAATTCCAAACGGACAGACTGTATACAGTTTAGAACAGATTCAAAAAGATCATCAAGAATTGTTTTTCAAAGACAGCCTGGACACATGGAGTGGCCAAGCACTTACAGAAAAATGGGATGAACGAGAAAGACTTGCGTTGTGCAGCAGACCTTTTGAATTTGATGCGCCAGACATTGCACTTCAAACTCCGCATCTCAAAATTGATTCAAGATCTTTATGGGTCAACGGTGAGCACTGTGTAAAAAAGTCATTGACCCACTTGGGACTATCACTGGATGAGTCACGCTGGGACCATTGGATAAAAATTTATAAGCAATGGCAACAACCTCAAATTCAAAACTTAGAATTCGTCTTCAACTACCACAACATCGTGAATGCCATAATAAATGATCTGTGGTTAGAAATAGATCTTACATTTGAACAAGAAGTCGTTATACAACACTGCTTGATTTACCACCATAATCTAAATTTAAAAACATGGAAGCTGGAAAAATTTCCCAACAACACACGATTGTTACACCAGTTATTGGAACCCAATATACATCCAATTGTGAAATAGTCTACTGCTTAGATCCAGTGGCCAATGTGTTTTGACTTTGATTATTCACAGGCAACTGCTTTGAGAACTGCTACGCAGTTCTATTGACTTCGCTTTCGCTCGTCAATGACATATAAAACAAACGCGAAGCGTTAAAGTTATCATCCAGATTAATCGGTCACACTTTGCCCGCACAGGGCAAAGAACTGCATCATCCGAGTAGCACAGTCACTAGCATTAGGGTATTTGTCAGAGGCGGTTGTCCGGTACCTCCATCCCAGTCTTTGTCACAACGGCAGTCTATGTTTCACATGCTAGCGTGAAGCATAGACGTGCACGATCACTCGTGCGTCTTTGGGCCTATAAAATTCTGTTCAAACAGCAAAACCGCGGCAGTTTGCGATCGTCGTCCGGTCAAGGATAGTTGCTGAGTGCTCGCTAGCGCGGCGAGGCTTCCACTCCCTGTGATCCGAGATCCAGGTCTAGGGCACATGAAATTGACCTGTGCAAGTCTTAACTGCTTAACCGATTGATTATGTGGCTGCCGTGAACGCGAACTTGAATGTGACCGTTGTAGTAGTCAGTGCTTTCAAGCACACGTCGGGAAAATTGTTCTCTGGCTTCAATGTAACTGCATTCTGATTTGCTTTTACAATAGTATAGTATCTCTCTGCGAAACTGATCTTTGCCTAACAGTTCTACGTCTTTTAACAGTTCAGGTGAGCTGCCATAGTAGTCTTGCCAATCTGAATCTACTTTGCTGCAAACTTTGCGTTTTTTCTTGGTGCCGTTTTTGAGTTTGACTGTGCGTTGAGTGGTGCGAGAGAATTTGGCCAGTTTTTTGCCTATGTATTTGCGATCGTTGGTGACGTTGGTTATGATGTATACAAAGCCCACGCAATCTGCCGGGAGAGTTTCCACTGGTTGATTGTTGTATAGCCATGTCATGTATCATACTTAGTTTGTTTCCCATCCAACTGCGTAGTTTTCGTTTACCAAAGCAGTTGAGCATTTTTGAGCACATTCTACCCACGTTTGGTCAGCGTTGGAAAAACCCTGACTACACTTGTTCCACAGTGGATCTTGTATGATATCTTCAAAACTGCGATCATGCAGATTCATGCGTGCTCGATACTTTGCAAAAAAACTGTCTGCCCATTGAATGGTTTTGTTGCCGTGTGTGAGACTGGTATAAGGAAAACTGGTCCAACTGCATGGAAAAACCACACCTTCGGCATTGACATAGATTCCTCTGTTGCCAATTTCGCACAGTGGGGTCACTGGTTGGTCTTGATATTGTTTGCTGATTTCAAAGTATTTTTGTTGATTGAGTTTGATGTAATCTGTGTTGTTGATATGTCTGTTGCTGAGATTTACTGTGTGCCTTTCGTATCTATGACTGCTGCTGATGTGCTCCTGGCGAGGCTCTAACACATCATTGCTGCCACCATATGCGTTGCCATACTTGCTGCCAAACTTGGTGCTTTTTGTAATCTGTACACTGTCCATGCCCAGAGATTTGGCTTGATCAGCGATGCGGTCAATGTGATCTTGATTGAACTTGAACACAATCATGGCCCAATTGAGAAATACCGCAGAGTTGTGTTGTCTCACAGTTTGAATACCATTCACAATGCTGCTCCAGTCACTGTTTACTCTATACAGGTTGTTGGATGCATTGTCATAGCCATCAATGCTGAAGTTGATCACATCGCGATCATTGAGTACTGATGCCAACTGTGCCCACCATGCAGACTTTTTGTGACTGCCATTGGTGATGGTAAAAATGTGAATGTCGGGATTAACTGTTTTGATGTATCTACAAATTTCAATATATTCTTTGCAGTAGATTGGATCGCCTACGTCGCCGCACATGGTGACTCTGAGAACATGATTGCGCAACCGGTCTGGTGTAAAAAACTTTTGGACAAAGTCCAATGTCATGTTTTTGTTCAGCCAGGGTGTGTTTGGGTGTTCAGTTCTGGGGCATCGTGGGCACCGCAGAGTACAAACAGCACTGGGCTCCAAATGCCAATGATAAAATTGCCAATTTATGCCCATAGGTCCACTCGTTTGATTGTGGGATCAGCTGCAATGGTTTTAATTTTTTGTGCCAACACCGCAGGATCAAATTTCACACACTGTTGATGAGATATCATGGCAGTGTCTATGGGGCCTGGATTTATGATTTTGATATCGCAGCCACAATTCAACAACATGGCGTCCACAGCCTGTTGTAGAGCCTGTTTGTGCAGACGATATGGCCAATAGCCCAGTTCGCCATCTAGACGTTTGTGAGTGATTGATCGGCTGCCAATGTTGATAATTTGCTTGGTTGATTGATTTTTCCAAGCCTTATAAAAAAACTCCAACACAGATATCTGTGAAAACTCGTGGTAGGCACAGTTTATTACACAGTCAAAATTCAAAAATTCTGAACCCCAATGGTCAACTTTGGCAATGTCATGGCCAGTGGATTTAGAAACCAAAGTCACTGCGTGATCATGATAGACTTTGCTCAGACTTTTGGCTAGACCTGTAGATCCTGTGATCAAAATTTTCATACCATGTCAATGTCAGTGTTGTAGCTGGTAAAACCATTTTCTTTTACCACTCGTAAAATATTTTCTACTCGACCAGCCAACTCGTCCTTGTGACTCACAAGCCAAATTGATTTGTGACGTTCGCGACTCATCTTCTTCAATAGTGCTAGGCCGTTTTCCACACCTTGTGTGTCCAAGCCATTGTCCATGAGTTCGTCAATGAACAGCAAGTTGATGGGTTGATACAAACTTTCCCATACATCTCTAAATGCCCATGACATTGACAGTATCAATCTAGTGCGTTCACCACGACTTAAATTGTCAAAGTCCAACTCACGACCCAGTTCTTCAATGCTCACCGTGAGGTCATTTTGAAACTTTACGGTGTGCGGTAAACCAATGCGATCCAAATAGTGTGTAAGGCGTTGATTGAGATAGCTCAAGTTTTGATCAATGATTTTCTTGCGCACAAATGAATCTTTTGATGTCAGTAGCTTGAGCAAGAAGTCTTGATGCTCTTGCAGTCGTGTTAGCTCATTTAGCGTGTCATAGGTCACGGCCTGCAGAGCCTGACACTGCATGTCTGAGATCTGTTCACCGTAGGGGTCAACCTCAGCAGCTCTGGATTCTAGACTCCGTCGCAGGCTTTCTAGACTGTTGCGATGATTCAGCGCATCTTCCAGTGTGTCGTAAAATACCGTGGGTGCCACTTCCAGCTTGCCTAGCTCTTCCAACTCATTTTCATATTCAACAAGTTCATTGCGTTTGTCTTGCCAGGCAGTGTTGGTTTCGGCAAGTTCTGTTAGCTTGGCCGTTTTGATTGCGTCGTGTTGATTGTCATGAATGTCTTGACCGCAGGCATGACAGCGATGCGAGGCCAGCATGGCAAGTTCTTGCTCTAACCGGGTTCTGGTTTTTTCCAGTTTGCCAATTTCTGCAGACAGTAACCGATGATTTTTGTTGCAGTCGTCGATGGATTTTTTGAGTTGATGATAGGATTCGAGATCTCTGTGTGCTTGAACTTCTGAATCAATGTCAATGTGTTCAAGATCCACAATGGCCTGTGCCACTGTGGCACAGTCCTCGTCGCGTTTTTGAAGCCACAGTGTTTGACGTTTGCGAAGACTTTCAATCTGTTCTTCAATACGCTTGTTGGCTTCGTGAACCGCCCGGATACGCATTTCTTCTTGAGAGATAGTCTCTTTGGTTTCACGATTGAGTTCTTTGATGCGATCGGCTCGATCACTGAGTTGTGTGATGCCCAGTAGTTGTTCAATGATAGTGCGCTGTTCGTTGGCCTTGAGACTGAGAAAAGCTTGAGTGTATGTATTAAGGCCCACAATGTGCTGGAACATGTCATGGCTCATGCCAATCACACGCTCAATGGCATCTTGAGTCTCACGACTGTCGCCTTGAGCTTCGTCAGTGGCTGACTGCTCTTGGCTGTTGACAAAGAAGCGTAACACGTTGGGTTTGCGTCCACGTTCAATCTTGTAATGTGTACCCGCAGATTCAAAATCCAAGCTGACCAACATGTGTTTGGCATTGGTTTTGTTTACAAGATTGTCTTTACGAATATTGCTCAAGGCCTGGCCGTATAGAGCATAGCTCAAAGCATTGATAATGGTGGTTTTGCCGGTACCATTTCTTGATCCGTCACCGCCCAAGTCTAAGTTTTCGCCCAGTACCAAAGTAAGATCCGTGCGGTCAAAATCAACGCCTTGTGTGGCATTGCCCACACTCATGAAGTTTTTGACTGTTAATGTTTTAAAGTGAATCATGTATGTGGTACAACTCTTTGAATAGATGACGACTCTCGGTATTTCTAAAGATGTCAATTTTTTTTAAGAATTCAATTGTGCCTTTGATGCCGTCACTGCCTGACTGTATTTGAAAACTTGTTTTGAATTTGGGTGCAGAGTGGCTTAAAAAATTATACATTGAATCTAGACTTTTGTAAAGCCACCACTGTGGATTGGCATTCTCTAACCTCCGTAAAATTTTATTTTTTAAATCTTGTATGTGTTCAGATGGCAAGTGTAAAACACTCAGTGGGGTAGGATCGGTCAAACACTGAACCACAAACATGTTTTCATGAAACCCTTGATCGATTAAAAAATCAAAAGTTTCAAAAATTTCAAACGGATTTAGAATACACCATACCATGTTAAAATTGATTTGATCTCCCACATATTGTTTAATTGTTAGAGCGTTTTTGACAAATTCGTCCCATTTGCCAGGCCACCTCATATATTCAAAATATGCCTCTGTTGATTCAACACTGATGGTCCATTTGACATTTTTAAATTTTTGTAATTGATTAAACACGGGCCCGTGAATGTTGCTGATGTTGCTGTTGATTCGAATTTCAACATCAGGGTTGACCTTGTAAAGGTGTGTTAACAACTCGTGATTGTCTTTCATCAACAGTGGTTCGCCACCAGCCAAGTAGACATGTTTCACAGTATCAAGATGATTAAAAATATAGTCTTTTGATAGTTTTAGATTTTGTTCACCAATGGTCCAACGGGTATCGTCCATTAGAGATGCCCAATGACTGCTCAGATCTGGTCCGCAATACACACAGGCAAAATTACAAGTGTTTCTCCACCTAAGATCTAATACATTGAGTTCAAAGTTTTCTGGGCTATCAAAAATGTCCATGCTGATGTTTTTGATTGCGACCTTTTTGTACCAAGATCTATTGCTTTGACTAATTTTTGCTGTTGAATTGTTCTCAACTGAATAGCATGGATTACAACGACGTTGTTTTAACCCGTTGAGCATGTCTGTACGAATAGTTTGATTTACATTATTGTTGACAATCTTGTCAATGGGTGTCTGATTAATATCTCCAATGACTTCGCCACTTATAGCACAATTTTTTACATTCCCATTGGGATTGACAAAAACACCAGACCACGGCAGCGCACACAGGCTGGCATGATTTAAAAATACATCTTGTTTCATAATTTAAACTCATCTAAACACTGATTAACGTACTCATGCGATCTTGCATGTTGAGGTTCCCACATAATCATCCTGTACAAGTACAATTTTGATAGGGTCTGATGAGCATGAAAAAGTGCGGTCTTTTGAGTCATGTACTCTAGCAAACCAAGATCTGTCCAAATTGAAGATTGGTGGATCACTGGAGTTCCTATATTCAAGATTGTTCCTTTGAAATGTGATTTCACCAACCTATATAAAATTTGGCTTTGGGCATAATCAGGTTTGGCACAGTTTACAAATAAATCAAAATCTTTTGTCTGTTCCAACATCTTGCTAACTTGCGAATAGTCTCTGAGATCATATCCAGATGACAAGCTGTATCCTTGTACTGTGTAATTATGAGACTCAAGGTAATCTTTAATCTGTGCACCTAATCCAGAAGTGTGTCCGGTAATTGCAGCTTGTCGCATACGGTTATAAGTTCTGATAAATCTTCAACAGCAATTTGTTGTCATAGAACTCAGACTCAATGGCAGTGAGCTGATCTGTAACAATTTGATCCACTGATTCAAACTTGACTTCGCCAGGAGCCATGTCTTCGTCGACTCCGGCCGACTTGTTGGGTATCAATGCCATTTCACGCAGGCCATACTGATCAACAAATGTTTCTTTGATGAAGTTGGCTTCTTCGTATGAGATCTCAATGTCTAAATTAACCCTGACATGCATTCGGGGTCTAAGAAGCGAACCAGCGTTGTCAATAAGGTTGGCGAGTCCGTAGACCCTGTAGGTCGGTTGATCAGGCCAAGCATGAAACTCAGGCGCTGATCCCCATTCCAATACAGTGAGGCCTCGTTGGTCGTCACCAGCATCTGCATAATTGTGAGGGAACGCATTGCCGATGTAGGTAATGTTGTTTTTGGTCTGACGTTTGTGAAAGTGCCCTGTGAATACATGTTCAAACCCCCCAAGATCTTCTCTGCGAACCTCGCCGTGATCAGGCATCTCTACCATGGCATTCATGAGATAGCCAGGCAACTCAAAGTGCCCAAACATGTATTTGCCACTCATTCGTGCTAGACGCCGATGATCGTCACCCACAAGCCAAGGAGCAATAACCACATCGCCGCTGTCAAACCAGTCATTGCATATTTCCACACGGGGGAGGTGCCGGGCCCACTCCACGCTTTGTATGTCTCTTTTGTCTCGATAATACAGATCATGATTACCAGGAATAAAATAAACTTGTTCAAAGTTATCATTGAGATGCTCCAGCGCCCGGAGACTGTAGTTCAGTGTGACAATGTTCAAGCTGGCACGGTTGTTGTGCCAATCGCCTAAAAACAAGCAGGTTTCGCAACCCAGTTCGCGAGCTTTTTGGGTTGCCCACTTGACAAAAGCCAAACAGTCTTCGTTGTGTAGCTGACTGTTTGACTTGAGCCCAAAATGTATGTCAGTGAAGATTGCGGCTTTTTTAAATAGATTCATACAGGATATAGTAGTTCTCTCAATTGTATACTATTAGTAGGGAACTTGTCAAGGCCATCACACCGTATTTCAAATCCTTGATTTCTCAATTGCCACTGCACCCAAACTTCGCTTATGAACGGCAACTCATCCCATGTATAATCTTGATCTCCCATTACCGCAGCGGTAATTGTTTTACATAGTTGATCTTGTGTTAGGTATTTTTGTAAACTGATATTTGTAGAATGGTATTCCAATAACTCATCTATAGATCGAGAGTAAGTTAAGTTGCAATGTTTGCCTATTGTTTGTAATGTGTTTTTGAAATCGTAGAGCAAGTCGCAGACTAATACCGTACAACATTTGCGGTTACTCCATGTTGAGGGATGGTACCACTCAACTTGATCGAACCATGCTGGCATCAAATAATAACTTAAAAATTCTCTACGGATCCAAACTGGAATATTGGATATGTCGGTACTTCGATCAACTGGCCAATTCTCATAAATTTTGTTTGGATCTATAGAAGTAAAAAACTGAACAGTCCACCAGTCAGTCCAAATTTTTGAATAATAATTATTTAGACATAACAGTATGGAGTTAGGATCTGGATACACATAAATTGCAAAATTTACAGATTGGCAAACTTGATTTAGTACAATTGATAATGAGTCACTTTGTTGAGACTTGGGATGAAATCTAACAAACTTTTTGTTATTGTTTGAGTTGATGTATGCATTCCAATTGACAAACGAACCTAGATGGTTGCCTTTGAATGCATGACTGTTGCCAACACGAGTAAACGGAGAGCATATGGAATCTGTAGAAGATAGTGTAGTCAAGCACCATTCAAGATAGGTACCATATGCTCCAGCATTAAAAACAATTGGTATTGTGTCAATAATCATCTAAACTAGATATAACTGGGCCACTCATTGCTGCCATGCCTGCTTTGCCAGAATTCTGTCTAGTCCATGATGGGTTTAAGCCATTCATTTCAAGAATGTCATCTCTGATGTTCTGATTTTTCTTTTCAATGTTGAGAATTCGAGTAAAGCTGTTAGTAATCGCAGCCGTGTAATAAGCAAACGGGTTCTGACTCTTGGACTCATCGAACTGCAAGCCAATTTGAGATAGCTGCAATAGAGCTTGGCCGCGCATTTCTTCATTGTAAGTGTATCCACGCCAGTTGCTCCTTGTGGCATAACGTTCGCACAGTTTCATAAACATCATGGCCAGTTTGCGAGTCATGGTGCCGTGATCTTTTGAAAACTCGCCTGTGGCCAAATCACCTCGCCAATGACTGCGACCCACAATGTAAGGTTTCTTTTCGTCGTCTATTCGGTAGTGTTCAAAGGGCGGAAAGTTTACTCGCACATGATTGAGATCCAACACAGGTTCTTCGATCAAGTCGGCCAGTGGATCTTCGGTCACATCTTCTAGTTCGAATATGTCTTCCAACTTGCGTTTTTTCATCTCTGCTTTGGTGGGTTTTTTTGGTGCTCGGGGAATGTGGTCCCAGGCTGTGATTCTAAACACAATGTCTGTGTTGGCAATTTTTTTTGGATCAACTATTTCGCCAGTTTCTCTTTTGATACGGTCTGCGCGATTGCGTCGAGCTTCGGCAATGGTACGCTGATTGATGCGATCCAGTGAAGGCAAAATCATATCAAATTGATGATCTAGATCGCGATCACGAAACCAACAGTATGAATTTTTGCTGAGATGTATTTCTTTGAGAATGTCGCGATTGTTAAGGTAGTTGACCTTGGGTGCTGTTTTTGTTAGTAGAGTCATGAGTGACTGTGTCTCCAATTGTGTACTTATTGTAGCACAAACCCCACAGTTGTCAACCTTTTCTTAAACTAAGCCTATTATTTTTTTGGTAAATACTGTTAGGAGTCCTCTGATGGCAACAACTGGCAATGCTTCTGCTCAAAACAACGTGGTCACTGCGGCTGAATATCAAGCCGCAGCAGATGAAATCACAGCTATATTGGCTGCTCAACGAGCCGAACGAGCACCTATAGAAGCCCAACAAGAACTGCTGAGAAATCGACAAGAATTGCTGATTGCAAGACGACAGTCAGCATTGAATACATTGCAAGCTGCTGAAGCAGCCCCTAGTGAAACTGCTTTTCTTGAAGCATCAAGAACAGCCTATGCTCGCGCTACAGGTGAAGTTGAGGCAGTTAATTTTGCCATTCAACAGAATAGATCTGTGTTGGGGCAAAGCCTGCAAGCCAGTGCTGAATTACAAGATCAACGAACCAATCTTGAAGTCAAGGCAGATTTTGCAGAACGCAGCCCACCTAATTTAAATTCACTCACACCTCCAGCCACAGCAGCGCCTAATCAGGCAGCCACTTATGTGGCTCCTCCGCCACCACCAATTAGACCAGACGTGTCACCGCAGTTGTTGTCCAATGAAGAGCTGCTGCAAATATATCCAGAAACTGATCCACAAGAAATAGGCGCCATAAGAGGCACAACCATAATCACTGACGAAGCTCGGAGAATCATGAGCGATCCAGCCATGATTCAACAACAATTGGCCGAAAATGCAGCCGCAGTGTCACCAGTGCCGCCTACTACCAGCACCAGAGCCTTGTCAAACGAAGAAACCACTCGTTTGTTTCAGGAAATAGACAATCCTCCAGCAGCAGCCAACAATCGAACCACAGGAGCTGAATATCAGGCAGCCGCAGATGAAATCACTGCCATAATCAATGCTCAACGAGCAGAACGAGCACCCATAGAAGCTCAACAAGAACAACTGCAAAATAGACGAGAAATACTGATAGCTAGACAACGATCAGCATTGAATACATTGCAAGCAGCCGAAGCGGCCCCTAGTGAAACTGCTTTTCTTGAACAGTCAAGAACAGCCTATGCCAGAGCCACAGGTGAAGTTGAGGCAACCAATTTTGCCATTCAACAAAACCGATCGGTGTTGGCTCAGAGTCGTCAGTCCACAGCAGAATTGCAAGATCAACGCAATAATCTTGAAGTCAAAGCAGATTTTGCTGACCGTAGTCCTCCCAACTTAAATTCACTCACACCGCCGGCTACCACTGAGCCTGGACAGCCAGCTACCTATGTGGCACCACCTGCGCCACCAATTCCTCCTGTGGTAGCCGCTGAGTCACAAATTGAAAGTCCAACCGAAACTATTGCCGCAAGTGCTCAAAACAATCAGCTGACCAAAGCTGAGTACCAAGCTGCTGCTGATGAAGTATTTGAAATTCAGACAGCAGCCAGAGCTACTTCAGCTCAGTTAGCTGATCAAGTCAGCCAAAATCAATCTGCTTACACAGCAGCAGACAACCAAGCCACAGCTTTGCGACGTGAGTATCTAGCTGCTGAAGCAGCAGGCGCCAGCAGCACTGAATTGGCTTCACTAGCAGCCGACTATGAAGCTCAAATTGAATTGACCACTCAATTAGGGCAACAGCTCAATCAAAGTGAATCAGCACTGGCTACCAACCAAGCGTATCGTCAAAGCCTAGCCACACAAGAAAGTTATTTGTCACAGCAAGCTAGCCAAGCAGCAGCAGGTCCGCCAGGATTGAATTCTGTGCCTGGTCCGGGTACTGAAGTACCAGATCAATCAGTGTCCTCAGTAACTGAAGCACAGTTGCCAGTGGCTCGTTCGTTTTCAGCACAGGCCACTGAAACAATTACTCCTGCTGATCCGCAACCTTCGGGTCTAAATAATGTTACCACAGCAGCAGAGTATCAAGCCGCAGCCGATGAAGTTTTTGAAATTCAATCTGCTGCCAGGGCCACTTCGGCTCAACTGGCTGATCAAGTCAGCCAAAATCAAGCCGCTTACACAGCAGCAGACAGTAGAGCCACGCAACTGAGGCGAGAATATCTAGCTGCTGAAGCAGCAGGTGCCAGCAGCACTGAATTGGCTTCACTGGCTGCCGACTATGAAGCTCAAATTGAATTGACCACTCAGCTAGGTCAGCAACTTGACCAAAGTGAATCAGCTTTGGCTGCTAACCAAGCATATCGTCAAAGTTTGTCAGAGCAAGAAAATTATTTGGCTCTACAGGCCAGCCGAGCAGCAGCAGGTCCACCAGGTTTGAATTCCGTTCCTGGTCCAGGAACTGAAGTTCCAGATCAATCAGTGTCGGCTGTGACAGAACAACCGCCAGCGGCACCACTTACTTTTAGTTCACAAGATGTATCTGGCAGTGATGACGAAGCACTGGCAGCTTTTGAAAACGCTCAATTGGCTGCCCAAGAAGGTGCAGCATTTGCTGAACCAACTCCTGTGCCTGCATCAGGTGATGATGCATTGCAAGCCATTCAAGATGCAGAAGACGCTGTGTTGGCCGCACAAGAAGGATTGGCATTTCCACCTGTTGAGAATCCCGAAGCAGTGCTAGCTTCAGGAGACGAGGCTCTGCAAGCTGCTGAAGATGCAGAATTGGCTGCCTTGGCTAGAGAAGAAGGCATTGCGTTTGCTGAGCCATTGGATGTGCCAGCTTCAGGAGACGAGGCTCTGCAAGCTGCTGAAGATGCAGAATTGGCTGCCTTGGCTAGAGAAGAAGGCATTGCGTTTGCTGAGCCATTGGATGTGCCAGCTTCGGGTGACGAGGCTCTGCAAGCTGCTGAAGATGCAGAATTGGCTGCACAAGAAGGATTGGGATTTCCGCCTATTGAAAATCCTGCACCAGTGGGCGGTGATGATGCACTACAAGCCATACAAGATGCTGAAGCTGCTGCGTTGGCCAGAGAAGAAGGCATTGCGTTCCAGGATCCATTGCCAGTAGCCATTCAAGATGCTGAACTTGCTGCCATCCAACAAGCCGAAGGTCAGGCTATTTTTGGGCCAGCACCTGTCACTGGCGATCCAGCCTATGGCGGTGCCACAACTGACGAACAAGCAGCCATTAACCAAGCCATCACAGGCTCAGCTGCAAATTCAGCCACAGCAGCAAAAACTGCCAATGCTCAGAGACAGAGCACGTTGCAAAGCAGAAAAAATCAACCTGCTGCGGCTGATTGGCGAGTGCGGCTGCAACTGGCCCCAGGCGCCAATTATTTGTATGCAGCTTCAGACAAAGAATCTCGAGGCATATTGGCACCATTGTATGACACTGACGGTGTGATATTCCCCTATACGCCCAGCATTGAAACTGGCTATAAAGCCAAATACGCTACCTATGACCTCATACACTCAAACTATCGTGGATACTTTTATCAAGGCAGCAGTGTGGACGAAATACAGATCAAAGGCACATTCACTGCGCAAGACACTCGCGAAGCACAGTATCTGCTGGCAGTGATTCATTTCTTTAGATCTGTGACCAAAATGTTTTACGGTCAGGATTCTCAGGCTGGCACACCGCCGCCGTTAGTGTACCTCAGTGGTCTGGGTCAGTATCAGTTCAACAATCATCCCTGTGTGGTAGCCATGTTTAACTACAGTCTACCCACTGATGTTGACTATATACGAGCTGATGGATTCAATAACATTGGTCTCAATTTGGAAAATAGACGCAGCCTGGGCAGTGGACCTGCACCGGGTGGAGCAGTGGGCACAATTCAACGTCTTTTGACCAATGGACTCAGCAAAGGTGCAGAGAAGAAACCCCCGGTACCTGGTCCTGTGACTCAAAATGTCACAAATCAAAATTCAATCAACAGCACCTACGTACCTACCAAAATGGAAATCACTGTATCTTTGTACCCCATACAAACACGCAATCAAGTCAGTCAACAATTTAGTTTGTCTGGCTTTGCTCAAGGTCGCCTGCTGCAAGGAGGATTCTGGTAATGACTGCTATCTATACCAGTACTAGTCCGTACTACCAAACCAACTTTACGCAATTTTATCTGGATGTCATGGTCAATAGGGCCATACCCAAAGAAAGCGATGACACACTATGGGTAGTGACACAGACTTACCAATACCGTCCTGACATGTTGGCCTTTGACCTTTATGGAGATGCAGGTCTCTGGTGGGTATTCTATCAGCGCAATCCCAATACTCTCACCGCGCCACCGCTGGATTTTGCTCCAGGTGTCAGAATCTATCTGCCCAAAGAGTCTACTCTCAGATCAGTATTGGGGTTTTAATCCATGGCATTGACCGTAGCTCAAGTCGAAGCTGAAATTGCTGCTGTTCGAGAATCTATTCGAATTCTTCAACGCGACATCGCTGACATTGGTCGTGAACAAGTTGAGTTAGCTGACCGAATAAGAGCAGTGACCAGCCTAGGCCCTCCATATACTGTTGCTCAAACTGAATCGCTGACCAATTTACGAGCGTCGCGACGCCGGTTGCAAGATGAGTTAGCATCTTCAGAATCACAACTTCAGACTTATCAACAACAACTGCAAGGATTAAATCTTGACCTGCGTAATGCTCAGGCCATAGCAGCAGCACAGTCACAGCCCACTGAGCCACCAGCACCACAAACAGCCGCAGTGGATGCACAAAGTGCTGCTCCCACTGGGCCCACTGCTGTACCGCCTCAGGTAGCACAGCCTGCCACTGGTCAGGTCACAGCCGCGCCACCGGTGACTCCGCCAACCAATGCTGAAGTACCATCAACTTTGAACGCTGGCGGTGGTGATCAAGGAACTGACCCGCCAGTCAAAACTCTTGCACAAACACAAGCCACCAGCGATGCCAGTGTAGATGCCAATGGCAACAACATTGGTTTGCCGCTGAGAGACCAAACTGGTGCTGTGGGACAGATTCGCCGTAATCCTGAAACTGGCGAACTCTATGATTCAGGTGCTGCTCCACCACCTACCAGTCCTGGCATAGGTGCGCAAGACGATGCCACAGGTGTGGACGAAGCTGTGGCTCGCAATGCCAGAGACGACGCTGATCGAGCCTATGGCGGTGCATCTGCGGATGAGTACACTGCAATCAATGCTGCCATTTCTTCTCAAAACACCACCACAGGATCAATCAACACCACTGGCGACAACCTAAGAATTATTCCTCAGCCCAACATTTTAGACAGATTTTCCAGCTATACCTATCGTGCAAGTTGGTACATTATGACGCCAGATCAGTATAGGCAACTGGTGGTCAGTAAGAAAAAACAAGTCAATGGTTACATGTTGTTGATGCAAAGTGGCGGCGCTCCTCCAAACACCGGTGGTGCTCGTGGTGCCAGTGCTCAGTCTACCACTGCCAGTGGTACTGCTGCTATACCTGGAGCCAACGAAGCTGACGCTGGCCGCAATCCATTTTTTCCAGACGACTTTTACTTTGATTCCATCACAGTGGAAAATTTGCTGATTGGCGCGGGCAGTCGTGCAGCGCACTCTGTGGCCGATTTGAAATTCACTGTGGTAGAGCCTGCCAACATCACTTTGCTGGACCGTCTTTATGAAGCTGTTCAAGACTTCATGCCAGCCAGCGGTCAAAAACGCAACATCAACTACACTGCGGTGACCTATCTCATGGTCATAAGATTTTATGGCTACGACGAAAACGGCAACTTGGTGACCAACATCGGCGCACCAGACAAAACAGGCAAGTCAGATCCCAATGCTGTGATTGAAAAGTTCATACCTTTCAAAATAGGTCAGTGCAATTGGGGCATCAACAACAGCTTGGTGACCTACAGTTTTGAAGCCAAACCACCAGGTCTGATCCTGGCAGCAGGCACCCGTAGAGGAACCATACCCTACGATATACAACTCACAGCCAAAAGTATTGGCGAATTGCTGGGCGGTGAAGCACAGTTTGCATCAGGTACAGCGCCTGCCAATGCTCCCGGAGCCAGCACCACTGCCACCGATGACGGCAGTTTTGATCGATTGGAAGCTGCCAGGCTTGGTCGCCAGAGCGCCGGTACTGCGCCACCAGCTCCGCCCAATGCCAATGCTGCGCCTACCAAGAAAACACTGGCACAAGGATTGATGGGCGCTATGAATGCGTTTCAACAAGAGTTGGTCAAAAATGGCACCTATGAGTTTGCAGATACCTACAAAATTGTGTTTGCGTCAGGTGGCCCCGGTGGCGGTGGACAGGCCATTGAAAAAGCCAAACTGATCCCACCGGGCACAGTGGTTGACAAAAAGAATCTACCCACAGCAGGTCCAGCAACCAGCAGTGCGCAGTCGGCAGAAATGTCAAAAATTGCAGCCGACGTCACTGGTAGAAATTATTCTATCACAGCTGGTATGCAAATTGTGCAGGCCATTGATTTGGCCGTACGCAACAGTGAGTATATCTATGCCCAGCAACTGAAATATTTTGCCAACGACAACAATGACAACACTGCTGACGAACAGACCAAAGATGGCACTGGCAAAGACGTCACTTGGTACAACATCACTTTTGAAGCAGTGCCCAAACCAGATCAGTATGATACCAAACGCAATGACTATGCCTATGACATTACTTTTGTAATCAACACATACACACCAATGAACTTTGCCAGCAACTTTTTCCCAATCAACAAGTTCAAAGGCCTGCACAAAAAATACGATTATTGGTTTACTGGCAAAAACACTGCTGTGTTAGAATATCAAGAAACTTTAAACAACTTATACAATCTCACAATCAGTGGATCAGCAGACCAAAAAAGTTTGGCGCAGCGCCAAACAGTTACCAGCAGCATGAGAGATCAACCATTTTACAGCTATCAATCGGCCAGTACTGAAAGTCGTCAAGGTGTGTCAGGCAAAGAAAACGAACCAGGCAGTAACTTGGCCGAATACCTGTATGATCCTGTGGGCCTGGCCGACAGCAGGTTAAAAATTGTAGGTGATCCTGCATGGCTGCAACAAGGCAGTTTCTCCACAGGCATTGATCCTGCCAACTTTCAATTCAATGCATTCATGCCCGATGGAACCATTAACTTTGATGCTAGAGACATCATGTTTGAAATAGCTTGGCAACGACCTCAAGACTTTGATATCAACACAGGCCTAGCAGATCCTTATGCCAGAAGCACTCGTCGCGAACCCATACAGAGCAGAGTATACACTGCCAAAAAAGTCACCAGTGAATTCAGCAAAGGCAGTTTCACTCAATACTTAGAAGGCAAACTGTATTTCTTTATGAAGCCCAATGCCACAAACAAAGCAGCGTCAGCTCCCATGCCCAACACAGCTTCGGCCAGCGCAGAGCGTGCGTCAGACACAGTGGCCGACGGCAGTTTTGATAGACTGGAAGCAGCTCGTTTGGCTCAGCGTCCTGCACCTGATGCAAACTTACGAGGCCGTTTGGGAGACACAGCCGCTGCTGCTGCTGGAGCAGCCGTAAACGGTGCAGTGCCAGTGACTCCTGTGACTGCAGGCATAGGCAGCGGTAGTCCTGGAGTGTTCAATGCAGCACCACCAGGGCCCAAAGACACAGTGCAACCGTCGCCACCACCTTCGGCACCAACATCGGGTACTGGACAGAGTCTTGATGTGGCCGACCCATTTGTGCCACCGGGCTCGTTGGTCAGTGACACCACGGATACCAGTTTCAATAGACTAGAAGCAGCTAGATTGAGTAGACAGTCACCAGTTGAAGCTGTGGTCAGTACACCGCAAGACATTGTGAGAGATTATTAAGGACTAACATGGCACTAGACGTACAACGCAGTAGAGGACGCCCAACAAACTACAAGTTTGATCGTGGTGGCGTGCCTGCAGAGTTTGGACCATTCTATGGCATTGTGAAAAATACCACAGACTCCAATCGTTCTGGGCGTATACAGGTTTACATTGAAGCATTTGCCGGCGGCGACGAAGACGATCCAAAAAAATGGACCACTGTGAGTTACATGCCTCAGTTTTTTGGTGCTACACCATACAATCCACCCAAAGAAGGCATAGGCACTTACATTGATGGCAATGCCAACAGCTATGGCATGTGGTTCACTCCGCCTGATGTGGGCATCACAGTGATCTGTGTGTTTGTCAACGGCGATCGCAGTCAGGGTTTTTACATTGGAGTAGCGCCTGACCAGAGTTTAGGCCATATGGTACCAGCCGTTGGTGCCAGCACTGCTTATGTCACTGAGAATGAAAACCAAGGCACTTATTTTGGTGGTGCTGTGCGCCTGCCTGTGGTAGAAATAAACACCAACAACACAGCTCTAGAAAATTCTGGACGCTTTTTTGACAAACCTAAACCAGTGCACAGTGTGGTAGCTCAAACCATGTTCCGGCAAGGCCTGGTCAAAGATCCTGAGCGTGGACCCATTGGCAGCAGCAGTCAACGTGAGTCGCCCAGTGCAGTGTATGGTATATCAACCCCAGGTGCACCTGTGTATCAAGGTGGAATCAAACCAGGAGAAATACAGAGCAAAATTGATGACGGCAGTTTGAAGCCACAGGATTTGAAAGTTATTGGCCGTGTGGGCGGCCATACCATGGTCATGGACGACGGCGACGCCAACGGCAACAACCGACTGTTTAGATTTAGAACCACAGCAGGTCACCAAATCACCATGAGTGACACTGGCAACTTTTTTTACATCATACATGCCAATGGCCTGGCATGGTTTGAGTTAGGCGGCGAAGGCACACTGGATGTGTATGCTACCAACAGTATCAATTTGCGCACCCAAGGTGATATCAATCTGCATGCTGACCGCGACATCAATATGTTTGCTGGACGCAATGTCAGTGTCAAAGCCATGCAAGATATCAAATTGCAAGCTCAAGAAGATCTCACTGTCAAAGCTCAACGCAATCTTGTGGCCTACAGCAAAAGTTACATTGGCATCAAAAGTGACGGCACACTGGCTTTGCAAAGTGTAAATGGTGGATCGTGGAGTGGCGGCAGTGCCATTGTGATGGAAGCTGGAGGTATTGATCTCAATGGTCCAGCAGCAGCCACAGTGGAAGAACCCAACAACATAACCAAAACTATCATGGACGACACAGAATTTGACACCAGCAAAGGATGGCAAACTGTGCCAGATGGTTTGGAAAGCATTGTGTCCCGGGCACCCACGCATGAGCCTTATCCTTACCATAACCGTGGTGTTGATGTCAAAGTCAAACTGGAAGAAGGTCCACCGACTCCACCGCCAGGAGCCATACCAGTGCCAGCTGGTGTAGAACTTACAAGAACACAATGAGCTCATACAGTTTTCAATTCAATGGCCAGACATTTCAAGTCAAAGTGCCACAAGGTGTCACAGAAGAACAAGCACAGGCCTTGTTCAAACAGCAGGCTGACACAGGCAGTTTGGTTGGATTCAACGTGGGAGAATCTCTCAGCGCTGCCACACAGGCCGCAGCAGGTCTGCCAGGTGCTGCGGCACAGCTCAGTCAAGGTGCAGCTGGGGCTTTGGGTGCACTGGGCGCAGGTACCAATTTAAATTCGATCACTGCTGGCCTGGGTGCAGCCGCCGGCGCAGTAAAAGGTCAAATATCTTCTGCACTCACCGGCGGAGCAGCAGCATTAAACAGTTTGACCACTGGTGCTGGAGCCATTGGTGGAGGATTGGGCCAAGGACTAGGTAGCCTTACCAGCTCAATTACCAGCGCAGTGGGCAGCATTGGCAGCGCAGCAGGAGTCATAGGTGGATTGACCAGTGGGGCAAGTGGTGCTCTGGGTAGCCTGGGCACCGCAGCAACTGCTGCCACAGGAGCTTTGTCAACTATTTCATCGCTGACTGGGCTGGCTGGAGGTTCTGCATTGACAGGAGCGCTCACAGGCGCAGCAGGAGCAGTAGGCAGTTTGGCCAGCACAGCAGCCAAAACCATGCAAGGAGCCATTGGCGCTGCTGCTACCAACGGCATCAATGTAGCAGACTTTGCCAAACAAATACCTGCACTGGGAGCCATTGGCGGTCTCAGTGCTGCTGACGTCACAGGCACTCTGGCTCAGGCCAGCAAGTTGGTAGGCCAAGGTGCCAGTACCATAAGCAATGCACTGGGCGTGGGCAAGTTTGGGTTTGATGCTCCGCAGTTGGAAAAAGCTGGACTTGTCAAACCTGGTACAGCAGCAGCATTTTTGGCTCAGGGCAACAATGACCTAGTGTCTGTGCTGAAAAGTCCCACAGTGTGGACTGGCAAAGAAGGTGTCAAAAGTTTAAATGGCCTATTGACCAACACTGGCTTGCAGGACAAAGTACAACAAGATCTTATGAAAACTGGTCTGGATGGTCTCAAGTCAGTGGGAATTCCCACTGACAAGTTCAGTCCACAGGCTCTCAGTGGCCTGGCCACCAATGCTGCCAAGAGTGTAACCGACACTGTGAGCTGGGCCAAGAATGCTCCAGGTCTGCCAGCAGAAGTCAAAGACCAATTCAATGCTGCTGCTACCAATGGAGCATTTGCAGTGAACTTCACACAGACCAAAGTTGATCCGCCAGTATTGCAAGAAACCAAGCCAGAACCAGCAGCCAACACAGTCAACGCTGAAACACAAAACGCTGCGGCCAGTAGAGTGGTTGGCAACGACAAGGTGCCGCCTGTTAGTGCCGCTGACAGCAGTTTTGCCACTGCACAAGAAAAAGTACAAGCGTTCTTAGATGTGGTCAACAATACATTTTCAGCGTTTCAAGCAGTCGTGCCCAAAATTGATGCTCTGGAACAAAGCACATCAGTTACACAAGAACAGATTGATGCAATCAATGCCGAAGTTGCACCAGCTAGAGCTGTGTACAATTCCAGAGCCACAGCCATACAAAAAGAAGCTGTGGATGCTGTCAATGCGCTGCCAGATTCTGCTGGAAAGAAACGCTTGCAGGCTGCGATTGAACGTATTCAACAGCGCATAATTCCTGCCTTGGTTGAATACGTGAAAATATTCAAACAAAGGCTCAAGGACTTGGCCGCCAAAATTTCCACATAAATATTGGCATGACTACTTTCATTGGTTTCAACACCCAAAATCAATTCAAAAAATTCACGCTCACTGATTTTGAATTGGTCAAACGTGACCTCTTGAATGCATTTAACATACGGCAAGGTCAACTGCCAGGACGCCCTGGCTACGGGACCATTCTATGGAACTACCTGTTTGAAAATCAATTAGACGTCACACAACAAGGCATCATCAACGAAATCCAGCGAGTGGCCGGAGGCGATCCTAGAATATTTGTCAGCAACATCAATGTGTATCCAGAAGAGAATGGCATGTTGATTGAACTGGAACTTCAGACCGTGGGCGGCCAGAACGCTGAAATCTTAAACATATTTTTCAATCAAAACTCACGCAGTGCCAGCTATGTATAACTGAGCCGTTTTTGATTCATATAAATAACAAACAACGGCATAAGGTTACAGTCCATGGCAAAGACCACAAGACAAACAGCAATTTTTGGTGTTGAAGACTGGAAACAGATCTATCAAACCTATCGTGAAGCAGACTTTCAAAGCTACGACTTTGAGACTCTGCGCAAAAGTTTTGTGGATTATCTGCGTTTGTACTATCCTGAAACTTTCAATGACTACATTGAATCGTCAGAGTACATTGCATTATTGGATGTGATTGCATTCATGGGCCAGGCCCTGGCCTTTCGCACTGATTTAAACACAAGAGAAAATTATTTAGACACAGCTGAACGTAGAGATTCAGTGGTGCGTCTGGCCAACCTTGTGAGCTACACTGCCAAACGCAACAGTGCTGCTGAAGGCCTGCTCAAAGTTTTCAATGTCACAACCACTGAAGATGTGGTAGACTACAATGGCGTAAACTTGGCCAACACAACCATCAACTGGGCTGACCCTACCAATGCTGATTGGCTGGAACAGTGGACAGCCATTATCAATGCAGCTCTGATTGACAGTCAAAAAGTTGGCCGTCCTTCAAATCGACAAAACATTTTGGGCGTAGAGACCAGTGAATACGGCATTAATCTTGTGCCTGGATTCTTGCCAGTGATTCCTTACACTGCCACTGTAGACGGTGTCAACATGCCATTTGAAGCTGTCACTGCCACCAGTGTGGGTCGTGACTATGTGTACGAACCCAGCCCGCGAGCCAACAGTGTGTTTAACATACTGTATCGCAACGATCGTCTGGGTTTTCAATCTGCCAACAATGGCTATTTCTTTTTGTTCAAACAAGGAACTCTACAGAATCAAGACTTCAATCTTGCTGAACGTTTGGCCAACCGCACTGTTAACATCAATATCGAAGGGGTAAACAACACAGACCGTTGGTTGTATCAGTTAGACAACGTGGGCAACGTTGCTAGAGAGTGGATTTACACTGAAAATATCTATGCCGCGGCTGCTGAACAAACGCCTGAATTGAGGCCAATTTACTCGGTGACCAGCCGTACCAACGATCAAATCACCATGGTGTTTGGTGATGGGGTGTTCTCTGAGATTCCAGTGGGCATCTTCCGTGCCTATGTGCGTGCATCCAATGGCCTGCAATACATTATCAATCCTGCAGAAATGCAGAGTGTGGTGTTACCAGTGAGCTACATTGATCGCAATGGCAATCTGCAAACCATTACATTCACTTGTGGTATTACTCAGCCTGTGAGCAATGCACAGGCTCGTGAAAGCATTGATGCAATCAAACAACGTGCACCAGCTCGTTATTACACGCAGAACCGCATGGTCAACGGCGAAGATTACAATCTTTTTCCGTTTACTTTATACAACTCTATTATCAAAAGCAAAGCACTAAATCGTGCTTCAATTGGTACCAGTCGTTACCTAGATCTGGTTGACAACACTGGCAAGTATTCGTCAACCAATACTTTCAGTAGCGATGGCGCTATCTGGCGCAACGAAATCCTGCCAACATTTTTGTTTACCTGGGACAATCGTAACGAGATTGCTGATGTGATCACCAATCGTGTGCAACCTGGAGTATTAGAAGCCACGTTCAAGCAATTCTACTACGCTAATTTTCCCCGAATCAATGTCAACACTGGCAGCACTGCGCTCAGCACTTGGAATCAAAGCACTACACTGGCCAACGAAACCACAGGATTTTTTAAAAATGCCGCAGGGTCGCCAGTGATGTTGGGCACATTCAGCAGCACAGCATTTGAATACGTAGTGCCAGGTTCGTTGATCAAATTCATTGCTCCTACCATCAACGGTCAACCCTACTACTTTGATGCCAACAATCGTCTGCGTCCTGGATTGCCCACAAGACCAGAAGACCATTTGGAAATCTGGGCCAGTCCTACTCGCATTGTAGGTGACGGCACCAACGGCGGGCAAGGTAATTTTTCTTCTGGACAAGGTCCAGTGACGTTAAACAATTTTGTGCCCACTGGTGCTGTGGTGGACACTGTGATTCCTGTGTTAATTACCGATCTGCCTTTGAACATACAAGAGCAAATGGCTCAACAGATACTGCTGTTTAGAAATTTTGGGCTTGGCTATGACAACGATGGCTCAGTGCCCACCAGCGGTGGTGCTGGCACATGGTATGTGATTACCAGTACCAATCTGGATGCCAACGCTGATTGGAGTCAAACCAATGCTGGCAATACTTCAGGAGCCAATCTTGACGCTTCGTGGCTGATACAGTTTGTGGTATCAGACAATGTGTACACAGTGACCAGCCGTGGCCTAGCCTACTATTTTGGCTCTGTGTTACAAACTAGATTTTTCTTCTATGGCAATGAAAAAATTTATGATAGCCGCACTGGCACCACTATTCAAGATTTTGTGAATGTACTAGCAGTCAATACCCGTCCTGACAGTAGCTTGCCATTGCCTGGAGACATTTTTACTACCATCATTGATCAACCAGTGGAAAGTGACGGCTACGTTGACGATTTTCAAGTGTTGATCAGCTATCGTGACAATGACAACGACGGCATACCCGACAATCCTGATTTCTTTAATGAGATTGTTGCTCCGTCAGTGAACTCCAATCTCAAACTGGTGTTTTTCCAGCAAACTGTGGACTTTGACAATCTGCAACGTTATCTGTTGGTAGAACCTGGCGTGGTAAACAGTGACTACGCCACACTGAACGACATTGAATTGGTCAAGTTTCAGTATTCGCCTGGACAAATGTTTTATGCCTACAGTCAACAAGTGTTTTATAGATTGAACATCAGCGCCACTGGCGTGCGTTCATTGACTGCTGAATCAGGATGGATTGCAAGAACTGGCCGTCAAGCTTTGTATTTTCAGTACAGACACAATTCGCCACTGACCAACAGAATTGACCCAGGCACTACAAACATCATTGACCTTTATGTGGTCACCAGAGCCTATTACACTGCATATCAAAACTGGTTGCGTGATACCACTGGCACGGTGGTACAACCTTTGCCGCCTACCATTGACGAACTCAACACTGCTTATCAACAACTGCAAGATTACAAAATGCTCAGTGACAACATTGTGTTAAACTCTGTACAATTCAAACCGTTGTTTGGTCCCAAAGCTGCCAAAACACTTCAGGCCACAATCAAAGTAATTCGTGCGCAAAATTCTGTGGCCAGCGTTAGCGAAATCAAAAGCTCTGTGTTGGCAGCTATGAATGATTATTTCAGCATTGACAAATGGAATTTTGGCGACACGTTTTATTTCTCAGAGTTGGCTGCATACCTGCACAGATATCTAGGCAGCATCATCAGTTCTGTGGTATTGGTTCCATTGGATACTCAAAAGAGTTTTGGAGATCTGTACGAAATTCGTGCTGAGCCCAATGAAATTTTTGCCAATGGTGCGACCATTGACAACATTGTGGTAATTGATGCATTGACCAGTACCAATTTGCGTACGGCCCCAGGCAGTGGAGTAATTTGATGGCAAAAATTCGTAGTGTAGATTTTCTTCCTGAAATTTTTCAAACTGATGCCAACAAGCAATTTCTGGCCGCTACCCTGGACCAGTTGATCCAAGAACCCAGCTTTAAAAAGACTCAAGGCTTTATTGGACGCACGGTGGGCCCAGGCGTCAATCCCAATGAAAAGTATGTGATTGAGCCAGACAAAACTCGTGTCGACTACCAGTTAGAACCAGGTATTATCAGCCTTGATCCTGACGACACTGGCATGATAAAAAATGCCATAACTTATCCTGGCATCAATAGTGCGCTGGAATTTCAAGGTGCACCAAGCAACCAACCTGATCGTAGATACGTTAGCCAATACTATACTTGGGATCCATTTGTGGATTTTGATAGTTTTGTTAACTTCAGTCAGTACTATTGGTTGGCCAACGGGCCTGATGTGGTAGATGTATCAGCAACAGAAATTCCTGCCAGCCAAAATTTTGTAGTGACCAGAGCCAACGGTGTTTACACTTTCAGCGGAACCACAGGCAACAATCCCACACTGAGTTTGCTGCGCGGCGGCAACTACAGTTTTCAGGTAGCACAAAATGCCGTAGAAACCATCAACTTTAGAGTTGAAAATCAAGGCACAGGTGCTTACCTAATAGATCAACAGCCAAATCCAACGCTGACTCTGATAAGAGGCAATACCTATGTGTTTTCTCTTAACCGAATAGCTGCTTTTCCTTTTTGGATCAAAACAGTACCTTCCACAGGAACCACTGATCAATACAACAATGGAGTTCAGCGCAACGGAGCCATTGACGGCGTTGTTACTTTTACTGTGCCACAAGATGCTCCAAACGTTCTGTACTATTCATGTCAAACTCAGAGTCTCATGAATGGCACAATCAATGTCGTTGACGGCACACCAGGCACTGGATCACAATTCTGGATTCAAACTGATCCTGGCATCAACGGCAAGAATCCAACCACACCCAACATCAGCTCTCGTGAAGTATTGGGAGTAGTCAACAACGGCACTGACCTCGGCACAGTGACCTTCAATGTGCCTTTGCAAAATGCACAAGATTTTTATTACAATTTGCCTTTGTTGGACGGCGGCACAGTAGATTTGATCACTGATTTGAAATTCAACCAAATCAACAACATCAATCTTGCAGAGTTTTTAGAACAATACGGCGGCATTGACGGCATTACGTCTTTGAATGGGCGAACGTTGGTGTTTACCAACCGAGACCCAGGAGTTGAGTTTGGTGGATGGGTCGACGAATCTGTGTTTGATCCCATGGTCGACAATGACACCCAAGAAGGATTGCCTGGCACATATGACAGTCAACCTTTTGCATTGTCTACTCCAGTGCCTGTAGACCATTACTACAATGTGTGGCGTATTAGCTATGTGGACAACGGATCTGGTGTATATTTGTCTCTAGCCAGTGTGCAGACCATCAATGTTCTTGACAAGTTTTCTATCTTGTATGGCGAACAATACAGCAACACACAATGGTACAAACAAGAGTCAGGATTTTTGTCACAGATACCATTGCTCACAGCAGGGCTAAACAACCTGTGGTATCAAGACAGCACTGATCCAGAAATTTTTGGATTGATCAAACTATTAGATCCAGTAGACAATCAAATAATTGAAATCAATGATATCTTAGGTAAAAAAACTTACACCAGTCCCAATGGCATAGTGTTTACCAATGGTCTCAAAGTTCGGTTTACTGGTTCAGTGATTCCAAGAAGCTATGCCAGTGGGTCTACCACAGTGTCGTGCATCAGCACCGCAGCTGGATTGAATTTGATCAGCTGTGACACAACTCAGAATCTTATTCCTGGCCAACAAATTGAATTTTTTGGCACAGTGTTTGGTGGTTTGTCTGCTGACACCACTTACTATGTACGCACTGTGTTCAGCAGCACACAGTTTACAGTCTCCACAGTGAAAGATGGTCCTGCTGTTTTGTTGACTTCGGCGTTTGGTTCAATGACTGCTGTGGCTAGCCAGGATCCTCAGTATTATGTCAGCGGAGTGGGTTCAGCAATCAAGTTATTGCCAGTGTCAGATTACATCACACCTGAAGTCTACGACACTGAAGCCACTTTGTTGGGCAATATCGATTATTTGACCATTGACAGAGACAGTGCCAGTCTCAATGCCTGGAGTCGCAGCAATCGTTGGTTCCATATTGATGTACTCACAGCTACTAGCCAATACAACGAAACACCGCTGGTGTTAAACAACGAACTGCGAGGCAAACGTCCAATCTTGCAATTCCGCGGTGGCCTACGACTGTATGACATGGGCACTGCCAGCAAAGCTCCTATAAACGTCATTGACTTTACAGAAACAGATGCATTGAGCAACATTGAAGGCAGCACTGGATACACGACCAACAACTATACTTTTGTTGACGGCAGCAGAGTGGTGTTTGCTGCCGACGAAGATCCCAATGTTCGTAACAAAATTTACGTGGTCAATTTTATATCACCTGACTCTTCAATTTTGACTGCTGCTGCAGATTTGCAGTTTGGGTTGACTTATACTATTGTGAGTCTTGGTAACACTGACTGGAATGCGGTAGCTGGTACAACAGGTGTCACTTATGCAGTGGGCAACAGTATCACTGTGGATCAGTCTGGGTCTGGCACCGGCACTGCAAACTTTTCTCAACCCATTATCAATCTCACAGTGGCTGGTGATGGCATAGTTGAAATTGACAACTGTGCAGTGTGTGTCAGCGGCAATCAAGTTGGCAAGAGTTTTTGGTATGATGGTATAAATTGGTTGGCTGCACAACAGAAGCTGTCTGTGCAACAGGCACCACTGTTTGATGTGTTTGACAATCAAGGTATCAGTTTGTCCAACCGCACCCGCTACCCTAGTTCTACGTTTTTTGGTACCAAATTGTTGAGTTATGCACAAGGTACAGGTCCTGCTGATCCTGTGCTCAATCTTGACTTAAAATACCTTACAATCAACAATGTAGGCGACATTGTTTTTGACAACAACCTCTATGCTGATACATTTGTGTATGTGGTAGACAATGTCAGTGTGACAAAACCAATCAGCAATGGTTATGTATTTGAATACTCGACTCGCTCTGATTACCAGCGTCAGTTAGGATGGCAAACTGCTGTAGTGCCCAGTGTGATGCGTCAGCAATTCAAATTTGTCTATGCTGGTGCACCACTGAAACTGGATGTAGCAGTGTTGCCCGATACTACCACTGTGATTCCAAGTGTACAAGTTTTTGTAGGATCACGTTTTCAAGACCCCAACACCTACACAGTGACCACAACTGACACAACCACGGTGATTCAATTCACCACACCACCAGTGATTGGAGAAGTAATTGAAGTAGCTGTGCTCAGTGATCAGCAAAGTCAAGTAGCATTTTATCAAGTGCCTGTTAATTTAGAAAAAAATCCGCTGAACAACAATAGTGATTTTTTTACACTGGGAACTATTCGCACACATTACGAAACTATTTGTCAAAATTTAACCACATTGACTGGTTCTATCAACGGTGCCAACAACACTAGAGATCTAGGCAATATCATACCCTACGGTGAAAATATTCTGCAACAAAGTTCTCCTTTGACTCTGGCTGGATACTTCATGCGGTCAGAGCAGTACAATATTTTTGCTGCATTGGAATTCAACAGCAGAGAATACCAAAAGTTCAAAGGTCAAATGTTGGAAGCAGTGACCAGGCAACTAATTCAAGAACAGCCTATCAGTGTTGTATTGGACACAGCCATTGCTGACATTACACTGGGCAAGATTGACACCACTCCATTTTACTGGAGTGATATGTTGCCAGCAACGTCGTTGTTTTCAACTTTGACTTACACTGTGAGTTTCATCACCACAAACTCATTTGATACCAATCAGGTTTACAGTTACACTTCTGCCAATTATCAAGGCATGAACGTGTATCTAAACGATGTCATACTCACACGCGGAGTTGACTATGAAGTTGCCACCAACGGACCTCGTATCACTGTGCTGGTGGACTTAACTGTTGGCGATGTCATTACCATCAATGAGTACACAGAAACATACGGTACCTTTGTGCCCAACACCCCAACCAAGTTGGGATGTTATCCAGCTTGGCGACCAAGTATTCTAGAAGTCAAAACCAGCACTGGAGTGCAAATGGTGATACAAGGCCACGATGGCAGTCAAACACCGTTGTTTGGCGACATCCGGGACGATGTGCTACTGGAATTTGAAACTAGAATCTACAACAATCTCAAATTGGATGGCAATCCTGTGCCTCTAACCATCACTGATGTGTTGCCAGGCCAGTTCAGAAACACAGGATACAGTTACTCAGAAATCAATCAAATTTTAAGTACCAATCTGTTGGCCTATGTGGGCTATAACAAATTGAACTACAACAGTCAAAACTTTGACAACAACAACGCCTTTACATGGAATTATAGTGCATCCACCAACCGACTGAACAACGAAAACTTGCTGGGTGCCTGGCGCGGCATTTATAGATATTTCTACGACACCCAACAACCACAAGAAACTCCGTGGGAAATGTTGGGATTTACAATCAAGCCTGAATGGTGGGATATTACCTATGGCGTAGGGCCTTATACTGCTGAAAATTTAGTTTTGTGGGATGACATCGCTGCTGGTTACATTGCAGACCCTGTCAATCCAAGATTTGATTACAAATATGCTCGCCCAGCATCGTTTGGGTCATCGCAGGAACCTCCACGAGGCGGTGCCTGGGAAACCAGTCAGTGGGGCACCGGGCCATATCCACAACTTCAGCCAATAATTCCCACTGATTCTCTAGGTCAACTTTTGCCACCCATTAACACTGTGGTTGGTACTTTTGATGATCAACAAGTGCAAAAAAATTGGATCGCTGGTGACGGCGGCCCAGTTGAAGCATCGTGGTGGAACAGCAGTGATTATCCTTTTGCGGTGATGCGATTATTGGCATTGACTAGAACAGCACAGTTCTTTGCATTGTTTGCTGATAGAGATTTGTATCGTTTTAGAGACGAATTTGGTCAGTACCTTTACAACGACCGTTATCGTTTGAATGCCAATGACATTACAGTCTACGGCGACGGGGTCAGTAAAGCCAGCTACATCAACTGGATTGTTGACTTTAACCGTGTGTCAGGACAAAACAGCACCCAAGCCTTAGAAGCTGACTTGTCAAACATTGATGTCAGGCTGTGTTACAGAATGGCTTCGTTCTCTGATAAACAGTACATCAAGCTGTACACAGAAAAGTCCAGCCCCAACAGTACCAATACTTCGCTGTTGATACCTGATAACAGTTATGATCTCTTATTGTACAAAAATCAACCATTTGATCGCAGTGTGTACAGTTCTGTGGTAATTCAGGTTGTTGAAGATGGGTGGGCAGTTTATGGTTATTCAACTGCCAGACCTTACTTTTCAATTTTGAACAGTGTACCTGTGGGACAGTTTCAGACATTTTCAGTGGCTGGGACCACTATTCAAGTGCCCACTGCTTACACTCAAACAGTCACTCAAGTGCCCTACGGATTTACGTTTACAACACAATCTGCAGTGGCTGACTTTTTGTTAAGCTACGGACAATTGCTGACTCAACAAGGATTCAACTTTGACGATCTAACCAATGGATATGTGTTAGATTGGAAACAAATGGTCTATGAATTTTTGTACTGGACTCAGCAAGGATGGGGTGTGGGGTCGCTGATAAATCTCAACCCGCTGGCTTCCAAGACCACTGTGATCAAGCCTCAGGCTGTGGTTGACGATATCAAAGCACAGACAGCCGAACACTATCTATTGGACCAAAACAAACAAGACATGCCAGTGCGCAACTTAAACATTGTGCGTTTAGGTAACTCTTTTACCATTGAACCTTTGACCAATCAAAGTTTGAGTTTTGTAGACATCAGATACACCAGCTACGAAAGCATGATCGTGTTGAACAATGTGAGCTTGTTTGGCGATCTTATCTATGAACCCACTACAGGAGCCCGTCAAAGTCGCTTGTTTTTGGTTGCAGCCACATCAACCAACTGGGACGGCAGTGTCAACGCCCCTGGATTTATTCTAAATCAAGATAACATTGAAGAATGGTCAGGAGTCAAGACTTATACCAAAGGCACCATTGTCAAATACAAAGGATCATACTGGAGCGCAGCCACTATTGTACAGCCCAGTACCACTTTCAATTACAGTGACTGGAATCAAAGTGACTATACACTGATTCAGCAAGGCCTGTTGCCTAACTTGGCCAACAAAGCTGATCAGCTGATCAATAGCTATAACATCAATTCAGCCAATCTAGAAGTTGACAATGACTTGTTGAGCTATGGATTAATTGGATATCGTCCGAGACAGTACCTCACAGCGTTGAATCTTGATGACGTCAGCCAACTAAATGTGTACCGACAGTTTATTGGAACCAAAGGCACACTTCAAAGTGTTGACTTGTTGGGTCGAGCTGACCTCAATAAAGAAGTGGCCGACTACACTGTATATGAAAACTGGGCACTACAACGCAGTGTCTATGGTGCCAATGCCAATCGTAGTTTTATCGATCTTAGACTCAATGCCAGCTTGCTAGACAGTAATCCTTCAGTGGTGCAAGTCATTGAGCCAGGACAACTTACAGATGCAGATCAACCTATTTTGATCAATGATGTATGGAACAGCAGTTTTCCAGTGACCACCACTGATATTTTGCCTACCACTACTACATCTATCACAGACGTTGCTTTGCCCACTGCTGGTTATGTGAATCTTGACGACGCAGATATCACTGTGTTTGATATCAATGACCCCACTAGCCTCAGTGCAAATTTGAATTCTATCATAGTAGGCACCAGCATATGGGTGGCCAAAGTCAATGATTATGACTGGAATATCTATCGTGTGCAGCCAGTGAACAGCACCATTGGCCATGTTTGCGACAATCTCAACAACACAAGCTTGGTCAAATTCAATGGACAGCATGGTCTAAAAGCTGGCGACAAATTGATCATAAGATTTTTTGATGAAGAAGTCAACGGAATCTATCAAGTGCTCACAGTGCCAAATATCACCACAGTGACTATAGCATTTAGTTTCACAGGCGATCGCACAGTGGTCAATGGCACAGGTATTGGATTTTCTTTGCAAACCATGCGTGTGGCCCAAGCCAGCGATGTTTTGTCATTGCCTTATTCCAAACAAATACTGCCAGGGTCTGAAGTTTGGGTTGATAACAACGGCCAGGATCAATGGCAAGTGCTTAAGAAACAGAATCCATTTGCAAATCGCACTACATTGTCTCCAGTGATTCTTGATGCCGGCGAACAGTATGGCGCTAGTGTGGCACAAGCTCTCAATAGACTTGCATTGTTTGTTGGCAGTCCACGTTATGGCTTTGCCACAGGCACAGCCGTTGGCGGCATCTACGTATATCTAAAAAACGATTCAGATCAATACACCCCAATCAGCCCATTGTTGGGCTCTGATGCTATATTGACTTTGGCAACCACTGGTGTGCGTGGCTATGGCAACGCTGTGGACATTGGCAATCAAACATGGGCAGTGGGTGGCGCCAGTGCCAGTCTTGGACCAGCAGCAGCAGGAGCGCCAGCCAACAATGGTTATGCTGTAGTATCTTGGCGAAACCCTCAAGGTGGCGCCTTGGGCACCAATCCTTGGCAGCAAACGCAGGTGTTGATATTGCCGGGTACAACCAATACCACCACACCAGGTGCTGGCGAATTTGGTTACAGTGTGGTCATGAGCACTGATGAACGTTGGATGTATGTGTCTGCCCCAGGATTGAACTATGTTTACGCATATGGTCAGATTCCTTGGCAAGATCAGAATGTTACATTCATTGCTAATGGCACTACGAGTTCTGTAGACATTTCGGCAGATATTCAAATCAACAACGCCAATCAAATCACTGTTACACAAGACGGTAGAGTGTTGACACTGACCACAGATTACACTGTGGGAGGTGGTTTTAACACTGTGACTTTTGTCACACCGCCGGCTGCTGGTGAAAAAGTTGTGATATTTAGAAATTACATCAAAGGTTACACTGCTGCAGGCACAACATACAATGTCAGTAATTTTATCTACACAGTGAATGCTGCGTCAGTGAGCGCCAAACTTGATTCTTTTTATGTCACAGTAGATGGCGTACATCAAAGGCCAGTCATTGACTACACTTTCAGTGCAGGTAATTTAGTGTTCTACAGTGCTCCTACAGCAGGAGCGTCTGTTGTGATCACCGCGCAAAATTATTACACATTGGCTGGCTCAATCACAGCAGCAGCATTAGGCGCCACCGACAGATTTGGACACAGTATTTCTTGCTCTACTGATGGTAGACAACTCATTGTTGGCTGTCGAAACGCCACAGTTAACGGACAAACTGAAGCCGGCAGTGTTTACGTATTTGACCGCAATGTGCAAAAATTTATTGTGACCAATGCTTCCGTAGACACTTACACAGTGAGAGGCACCGTGACTGCACCTGTTTCAGTGTTGTTAAACAATGTATTTTTGACCAACGAAGTTGATGGCATTGTTGGTGCTCCAGGCACTTTCTCTGTGAGCGGTAATAACATCACTCTCAATGACAGCCTTTCAGTGGGAGATGTTATCGAAGTTGAAATCAATCAATTTGTACAGCAGCAACAAATCTCGCAACACACAGTGGCAGAATTTAGCAATTATGGTCAAGCAGTTGATCTGTGTCCATACAATTGCAGCTTGTATGTGGGCGCACCACAATCCAGCGTTGGCGTTTGGAAAGGTGGCATAGTTGAACGCACTGTGAACGTGGCCAGAAGCTATGGGTCTATCACTGCCACGGTGGCCAATCCTGTGCTGACAGTGGGAGATACTATTCGGATTAACAATGTGGATTGTGTGGTACCTGCGGCAACTAGCACTGTGACCAGTCTGCAAGGCCTGGCCAACGCTATCACTGCCAATGCTCCCAACGCCACTGCCACAGTGAGCACAGACGGATACCTAACCATTAACACTACCAATTTGGCCGCAGCAGCCACAGGCAATTTGCTTCAAATCGCACCTGGTAGTACAATAACCACAACTGGCATCTATGCTCAATTGGGATTCAAAGCTTTTGAATTTACTCAAACTATTCAAAGTCCCATACCCACAGAGTTGTCAGCGTTTGGCGCTAGTCTGGCCATCAACGACACCGCACTGAATCTTGTGGTTGGTTCACCGCAAGGCAGTTTGTATTTGCCCAATACATTTGACTATGACTCTGTTACGCAGAAAGTCAAAACTACTTTTGATGGTAACTCTACTACATTCTTCAGTCCAGTGACTCAAAGTGGGGTAGTCTATACCTATGATTATCTGCCCAGCTCATTAAACACATTGGCCACGCCAGGTAATTTTGTATTTGGACAACAAGTATCGACCAATGTGGTCAGTGCTTTGGATCAATATGGCACTGCTGTGAGTTACAGTTCTGGGGTGTTAGTGGCCACTGCACCTGGCGAAGACTTTGGAGATAGCACTGCGGCCTATGGTGCTGCATTGATCTTTGAAAACCCCACACAAGGACCAGCTTGGTCAGTTCAGTATCAACAACGCCCAGTGGTCGATGTTAGATTACTGACCAGTGCATACATTTACGATTCTATTACATCAGCCAAAACAGAATTCTTTGACTTTTTCAATCCGCTGCAAGGCAAAGTGCTGGGTGTAGCACAACAAAATCTTGATTACATTGGCGCTGTTGATCCTGCTGGTTACAACATTGGTGCAGTCAACAACAGAGGCACGGCTTGGGGTCAACAACACATTGGAGAAATGTGGTGGGACATCAGCACTGTGCGATTTATTGATCCCAATCAAGACAACATCACTTACGCTAGCCGTCGCTGGGGACAAGTATTCCCTGGATCAAGAGTAGATGTCTATCAATGGGTAGGCAGTGCTGTACCACCTGCATCATATGCTGGCCCAGGGGTTCCTTACAATGTCAACAGTTATGTGATCAATACCAGTTTGACTGAAGAAGGAATTTTTGCTACAGAATATTTCTTTTGGGTCAGAGGTATTACTGAAACCAGCACTGCTCGGGGCAAAACACTAAGCGCTGCCACAGTGGCCAGTTATATCCAAGATCCAAGAGCCAGCGGCATTGCGTACATCGCACCAATTTCTTCTAGCACTGTGGCCATTTACAACAGCAATGAATATATTGTGGCCGCAGACAGTATATTGAGTATTGAATTTGATCAAGAATACACTTCGGCCAATGTGCATGCTGAATATGAATTGATAGCTGAAGGCAGACCTGATGCATTCTTGAGCGACAATCTTTATCGCAAACTGCAAGACAGTTTTTGCGGAGTGGATACCAATGGAGCCAAAGTTCCTGATATCAACTTACCGCCAGCTCAACGGTATGGTATTCAATTCCGTCCAAGACAGAGCATGTTTGTAAACAGATTCTTGGCCTTGAAGAATTATATTCAGCGAGTAAACTCAGTATTCAAACTGTATCCGATATCAGAAAATCGCAGTTTTAATCTGTTGAACAGTGCTGATCCTTTGCCGCCAGAAACATCAATTGTGCCAGCAGGAGAGTTTCAAATTGGTGAAACATACACCATTGTCACTGTGGGAACCACGGATTTTGTGGCCATTGGTGCGGCCAGTAACACTGTGGGTGTGAGCTTTGTGGCCACTGGTCCAGGCTCAGGCAATGGTGCTGCATCGGTGGTAAATTGGAATCTGCAAGTGGCCAACCTGGAAATTTTAAGTTATCAAAATCTCCACACAGTGCCCGTGGGCTACAAATACCTTGTCACAGTTGACAGCAGCAATAGAGGTTTATGGACCATTTACACAGTGAAAGCCGGACCTGTATTGGGCGAAAGACAGTTGCAACTTACCAAAGTACAAAACTACAACACCAAAGATTATTGGAGCTACATCAACTGGTACATGCCAGGCTACAACAGTAGTTCAAAAATCATTGCTGAAGTGCCAAACTTTGCAGCTCTGGCCACTATCACAGTCACTGCTGGATCTTCGGTCAAAGTCACGGCCAATGCTCAAGGCAAATTTGAAATATACTTGAGAACTGATACCAGGTGGGAAAGAGTGGGACTTCAAGATGGTACCATTGAAATTTCCGCAGATATTTACGATTACGAACAAGGCAAATTTGGCTTTGACGTTGAAGTATTTGATGCACAGTATTTTGACCAAGAACCAGTGATTGAAACTAGAAAAATCATACAGGCCATCAACCAGGAGTTGTTGATAGGCGATTTGTTGATTGAGCGCAATCGCGCTTTGATTTTGATGTTCAATTTTATTCTTACTGAACTGCAAGCACCAGAATGGTTGGTCAAAACCAGTTTGATAGACGTTGATCACAAAATTCGTGAACTAGTACCATTCCAAAATTACATCAGAGACAATCAAGAATTTGTTAGCGATTATATTCAAGAAGTCAAACCTTATCATGTGCAAGTCAAAGAATTTAATCTCACTTACAACGGGCAAGATTTGTTCCTTGGTAGTCTAACTGATTTTGATGTGCCTGCGTTTTACAACACTGATCTAGAAGTACCACAATTTGTGAGTCCTGTGTTATTGCCTTACACTCAGAGCACAGCCCAAAGCAGCAACAACCTCAGCAATACACCAGCCAACGCTACTATTTGGACTCAATGGCCATACAGTCAATGGTTTACAAACTATACCATGTTTGTGGATACAATCAGCGTGATTGACCCAGGAGCTGGCTATGTGATAGCCCCTGTTGTAACAATTCAGGCTGCACCAGGCGATACTACAGGTGCAGGTGCTGAAGCTGTGGCCACAATCAATGCTCAAGGCAGAGTCAGCAGTATAACTGTTACTGATCCTGGATCAGGATACACATTGACTCCATTGATTATCATTGACGGCGGCAATCCTGGCGGGGCCACTGCCTATGCTCGTTTGGAAAACAGTTTGGTACGCAGTTTCCGCACAGTAATCAAATACGATCGTTATCAGTACAATACATCTGTGCAGACCTGGAACGAAGACGGCACTTATGACAACGGCACATTGGTTAGATACGACAACAGAGTATGGCAAGCCAACAGCGCCGACGGCAGCAGTGCTGTAATTGGACCCACCTTCAACATAGAAGATTGGACATTGGTTGATATAGCCACACTCAGTGGTGTAAACCGCACCATGGGTTTCTATACACCCACTGTAAATGAACCAGGCCTTGATCTGGCATTGTTGATAGATGGCACAAGGTATCCAGGTGTGCAAGTTTGGGGTGATTACTTCTTGGGTAGTTCTGATGTGCTGACCATTACATGCACTGCTACCAGCTCTTTGAACAATGCAATCACTTGCAATCAAACTTTGCGACTGGAAGCAGGGTCGCCTATTAGATTTTACGGATCAGTGTTTGGTGGTGTGGTAGCAGGACAAGTTTACTTTGTGAGTGAAGTTATCAGCGGCACAGAGTTCTCAATCAGCACTGTGTTCAACGGACTCAATGTTGATCTAACCACTGCCACAGGCACCATGGTTGGCTATATCACTGAGCCATTGGATGCTGTGTATGCCAGCAGTTTTACTGATCAATTCTTGGGCACTAGACCCACAGATATCAATGTATCTGGCGGAGAATTTATTGGACCCTATGAGGGTCATGCTCCTGAAGAATTGGTAAATGGATCAGAATACGACACCATGGACTTCAGGGTCTATACTGCACCGGGCGGTGACTGGACCAATCGTGGACACGGCTTCCAAATTGGCACTGTAAATTATGTGTACGACCCTGTAATTTCTACCTACAGCTGGAGCAATGTGGTAGATATTCCCACTGAAATCATTGTTTACAATTTGACCACTGGCCTAGGCCTAACACCTGGCATAGATTATACCGTGGATTGGGCAGCAGAGACCATCAGTGTTGTTTCAGGGGTGACAGTAAACAATGTCATTGGTATATCTGTTTATGAAATTGGCGGCGGCAACCAGTTGTATCGTGACACTTACACTGGTCAGCAAGCCAATGACCCAGTGATTGTGCCGATCAATGCTGATTTGATCAACAGTGTGCCAACTTTTGTCAATGGGCAATATTTGTCAGGTGTGACATGGTCAGCTTATGTCGATTCTGTGCCCTGGGATATCAGCAGCAGTTATGCCAAACAAGATATTGTAGAAGACTCGGGCACCTATTACAGAGCATTGAGATCTGTGCCACCAGGCATTTTGTTGACCAATCTAACCTATTGGTCGGTTTATGTGCCTGCCACACAAACACTGGTCAACTTTAACACTGTGTTTGATCCAGCTGACCGGATCACTTTGGCAGTATTGGCCACAGAAATTCCTCAGTATAGCTGGAGTACTCCACAGACTCAGTACATTGTTGCTTCTCAACAACAAGCCCTGAATCAAACACTGCCATTGGACAACAGCCTACAGGGCACAAACCCAGCCAACCTCATTGTGACTCGCAATGGTGTGAGACTGCGGCCGGCTGAAGGCATTGAATGGATTGGTGACGATAGCTCTGTGAGTTTTGGTTTGCCTCAACGTGGTGGATACAGCCAGGCATTGATCAACTCTGGCACTGATATCTCTGTGTGGCTAAATGGACAATTGCAGGTTCAAAACTTTGGAGCCATAACAGGTGACTATTATGTAACCAACTACGATGGATCCAACACGCCAGGCATGCAAGTGGTATTCTTTGATACACCACCCGCAGGGTCAAGAATCTTGATATCAGTGAGTACCCTGTCAGATTATTTTGTCAATGTGACCAATAATTCGTTGCAGATCACACCAGTGTTTAATGCTGGTGACATTTTCAGTATCACCACATTCAATGACACTGCACAGCAAAACATTGTGACTTTGCTGTTCCAAGGGCCAGTGACCACAGGTATTACATTGAACGAACCATTTGACAGCACACCATTTGATGCTGCAACAGTCAATAACACACCTGGTAGCTTTGACTACACTGTGGGATCAGCCACTGAAGTAAACGACTTTGATTTGGGACGCACAGGCGTAGAGGCCAGCAGGTTGTGGGTAACCTTGAACGGATACCGACTGACTGAAGGTCAAGACTACACTGTGGAAGGTCAGTATTTGATTTTGTCAACTGGCGTGATATCCAATGCTCAAACTTTGGTAGTGACAGAATTTGCTGAAAGTGTGGTGCCTGAAGTCATGGAATTTAGAATATTCCAAGACATGCGAGGTATTCAGACCACTTACAGAATGACACCTAGAACCAGCACAGTTCTGGTACAACCTTTGAGTCAGACTGCTGACATTATCTATGTTGAGGATGCTGGCAATCTCAGTGCACCAAACTTACAAAACGGATTCTTTGGAGTGATAACCATCAATGGCGAACGTATTTTGTACAGAGATATTGACGTCATTGCCAACACTGTGTCTGGACTACAACGTGGCACAGCAGGTACAGCAGCAGATTCACATCCTGATGGTGCCATAGTGTATGACATGGGCATTGGCAATGCCATGTGGCAGCAAGACCAAAACTATGTGTTACAGACCACCACGGTAGCTAACGGCTCAACCACAGTGTTCACTGCCAGCAACATTGAGATACTGAGTGGTCAAACTACAGATTTCTTTGCCCGCAGCGTGGAAGTGTATGTGGCAGGCACACAAGCTAGACCTGGCGCCAGCGTGACCACAGTGGCCAATGGAGACTCAGTGACCATTGGATACATGGGCAATACAGACTGGTATGCCATGGGCTTGCCCACTACAGTGTTTCCTGCCATTGGTGTTGTGTTTACAGCCACAGGTGCTGGCACAGGCACAGGGTTGGTCAGCGACACAGCAGCCAGCTATTACTATGCTGTTACTGGCAACACTCCAGCTCAAGTTACCTTCTTTACTGCTGACAACTTGCCGGCTCCTGCTGATGGAGTTGAAGTTACTATTCTGCAACGTCGTGGTGTAACTTGGTATGCACCTGGTGTGGGCACACCCAGTAACGGTGAGCCTTTGCAGCTGACTGATACTACACAAGCACTGTTTTTACAAGGTAAATAATACATCATGTTGAATTCACAGCCAAAGCAACCCGAAACACTCAAAGTTGAGCCCAAAACTCAACCTCGCAGACCCAACGAACAAGGATCCTTTGATGTACAAGCCCATGTGCGTATTTTTGATCCACAAACCAAGCAAGTCTATGTGGAGGGCAGAGCATGATTATTCAACCAGGACTGGCCAAAATTGAAGGCTATGTCAAAATTTTTGACCCTAATTCTGGGGAAGTGTTGATAGATAAAAAAAATGCCATACATTACGAAAACATTTCTATTGCCATGGCACAGAGTCTCAGCAATCGTCTAGATCCCAATGGCAGTAGATTGGGTGTGATTTATGAAATGGCCTTTGGCAACGGCGGCAGTTCTGTGGATCCCACAGGCGTGATCACTTATTTGCCACCCAACACACTGGGCCAAAACGCCGACCTCTACAACGAAACTTATGCCAAAGTTGTGGATGATAATTCCGCAGCTGACACAGACCCAATCAACAACAAAATGACTGTGCTTCACACCGCAGGCACAGTGTACACAGATATTTTGGTCACATGCTTGCTGGACTACGGCGAACCCCCAGGCCAGCAGGTGTTTGACAACAGCACCAATTTTAACGGTGAATTTGTGTTTGACGAATTGGGATTAAAAACATGGAACGGCAGTGCATCTGATCTGCGCTTGATCACACATGTAATATTTCACCCAGTGCAAAAAAGTTTGAATCGACAAATACAGATTGATTACACACTGCGTATCCAAACGCTGAGCAACATCAATGCTGTATAAATATAGCAGCATTTAGGAATCAAGGACTAACATGGCATATACCATTAATCTAACAAACGGATCTGTTTTTGCAGTTATCCCAGACGGCACCGTAAACACGTCAAGCAGCATGACGTTGATTGGTAAGAACTATGCCGGCTACGGTCAATTCCTCAACGACAACCTAATTCACTTATTGGAAAATGCAGCCAATACCACAGCACCACCATCGCCGCTGACAGGACAACTATGGTGGGACAGCACCAATACCTTGCTCAAAGTATACTCTGGCACAGGCGGGTGGAAAGTTATCACAGGTGCCACAGCTTCGGCCACGCAGCCCACGCCCAATATTCAAGGCGATCTATGGTACGACAGCACCAATCAGCAGCTCAAAGTATGTTCAGTGGCTGGCAATCCAGGCACATTCATTGTGGTTGGCCCAGCTTACTCCAGTGCTCAAGGCACAAGTGGAGCTATTCCACTCAGTATCAACGATACCGGTGCTACACCACACATTGTAACTGGCCTCTATGCCAACAACAGTTTGGTGGCAATTGTTAGTCCTGATGCTAACTTTACTCCTGTATCGCCATTTAGCACTGCTTTTCCTACAATCTTCCGTGGTACCACAGTATGGAACACAGGTGTCAACGCTGGCAACATTGCTGGCGCCAGCAACGTGACCATCACGTCAGCAGGCACTACCACAGCCACCGTATCTTCCACTGGCTTGTTTGTGACAGGTGTAACGTCGGCATCTGGCAATATCACTGGCGCAAATTTAGTCACTGGTGGATTGATCACAGCTACTGGTAATATCACTGGCGCAAACTTAGTCACTGGTGGTTTGGCCACAGTGACTGGTAATGTTGCTGCAGGAAACATTTTAACAGGTGGTCTAATCAGTGCTACAGGCAATATCACTGGTGGCAACGTCATGGGCGGTGCCAATGTCAATGCCACAACACACACAGGTACCACAGTTTCAGTGACAGGCAATGTCACTGCTGGCAATGTGCTCACTGGCGGATTGATCAGTGCCACAGGCAATGTCACTGCTGGTAACTTGATTTCATTGGGTGCTGTGTCTGCCACGGGCAATTTGTCGGCAGCAGGTAATGTAGCAGGAACTTTTTTCTTGGGCAATGGTGCGCTGTTGACAGGTTTAAGCCTGGGCGTTACTGTTACCAAATTTACCAATGGCAGTTCAGAAGGCAATGCTGGCACACCCGGCGGCAACATCAATTTCAATGTGGGCGGTGTGGCCAATGTCATGGTGTTGACAACCACTGGCGCGGTGGTCAGTGGTGTCAGCACACCCAGTATAACCAAAACAGGTACCAATGCTGTAGGCAACATTGGCAGCGCCAGCAGCTATTTTGAGCGAGTTTTTGCCACTGCTACCACAGCGCTGTATGCTGACGTTGCTGAACGTTTTGAAGCTGATGAACTGTTGCAACCTGGCACAGTGGTTGAGCTGGGCGGCACCAAAGAAATCACTCGTGCTCAACAGGATCTTAGCGAAAAAGTTTTTGGTGTTATAAGTACAAAACCAGCCTATACCATGAATGGTGCTGCTGGTGAAGATGATACACATCCGCCAGTGGCCATGACCGGTCGTGTGCCAGTTCAGGTAGTTGGTGTCATACACAAAGGCGATAGATTGGTGTCAGCAGGGTCTGGTTCTGCCCGTGCAGCCAAACCTGGTGAGGCCACTGCTTTCAATGTTATTGGGCGAGCTTTGGTTGACAAACTTACCCCAGAACCAGGTACAATAGAAGCCATTGTGACCATAAAATAACCAGGAACAACGATGTCATACGTAAGTGGTGGATTAATTGAAGCAGCAGACTACAATGGCTTTGTCAACAACAATGTCAACAATGTCAATCAAGTTTGGAGCACAGGAACAGGGGATTTGGGTTGGGGGCAGACTGCACTGTCCAGCGTATCTGTGGGCGCAGTGGTCACAGCCACCAATTGGGCCAGTTTGGTCAATACCTTGTCGTCCATGGGCAGTCAAACAGGAACCACTATAACCTCTAGAACAGCACCTGTCACTGGCAATTTGATCCAAGTGCTGGCCAATATCAATACGGATATTACCAACATCAAAACCATTCGTGGCAATGCAGTGTCATCAGGCACCACCAGCAGCACATTCACTGGTAGCACTTCCAAAACCACTACTACAGGCACTGGTAATACTGCCTGGACAATTACATTCACACACACAGTGACTTTTCCCAGTGCTGATCAAGCTAGATATTTTTGGAATGCTGGAGGTCTTGTACGATTGGATATGAGTAAAACTTCTACGGGTCTTGACAGCGATCCTGACTGGAACACATTCATAGGTACCATAGGTACGCTGTACTTAAGCGGCAGAGTCAACAGTGCCGCACAGACCATTGCTGGTACTCCATACACTGGATTTACCAGAGTAGGCGGTTCAGGCACACCAAGCCCTAATCTCAGTACCACTGGATGGTACAGTCTCACCGGCGGTGCTGCTGCCACAACTATGTGGCGACTGACCAATACCAACGCTCCATATACCAATGACAACGTAACTATCACTGCTGCGGTCAATGCAGCGAGAACAACTTTGACTCTAGTGACCACTTGGAACGCTGGGGCCAGAACTGGAGCAGGACAAAATACACAGATTTCTGGCGGCACAGCCACCAATTCACCGTTTTCTACCTTTGGAACAGCACCAACTGTGTTGTGCAGATTTATACCGCCTAGCACCACTTTTTTGACCAACAGTTGGGGCACACCAACTGTGTCGGCCACTGTGGCCTAAAAATTTACCGTCTAAATCTCTAGACAATTACCAAGTTGTCTGTTAAAATACCACTATGAATCCTGACGATCTTGTGGCACATGTGCGTGCTCGTTTTGACCACGCCTCTGCCAAAAAACTTCTAAAAGAAAAATACGAAGCCCGAATGATTTTTGCACATGCCGGTGGTATGTGGCGTGCTGGTCCTGAGCTGCAGACTACACTGTTGACTTGCCCGGATTCCTCTGCGGTAATTTTGGATCTGTATCAAAATCCAATAAAAATCAACACCAAGGAACTGTATGCCATAAGTCAACAACGTTGGCAAGAACAAATGACAGCTTGGTTGATTGAATACGAACAAGCACAACAAAAGCGATGACCACCGGCGCTGTAATTTTTGCCTTTGACAATGAAGCCACAGACTACTTGGCCATGGCTGCTTGGTCTGCTCAACGGATACGACGATTTCTGGATCTGCCCACAGCAGTGATCACTGATAATCCCAGTCGAGCCCAAGAACTCAACAGCTTTGACATGGTGATATCGGCTCCAGCACAGACTGGAGGACATCGTTGGTTTGATGATTACCAACAAACAGTGTCATGGCACAATGCTGCCCGTACAGATGCCTATGCTCTCAGTCCTTGGGATCGCACATTGGTGCTGGATGCTGATTACGTGGTCAACTCAGCTGATCTTGGCAACCTTATTGATTCCAACACTGACTTTTTGTGTTTTAGAAACGCATACGACATTGCCGATCCCGACGCAGCGTTTCATCGAGGCTTTGGGCGTTTGCAAATGCCAATGTACTGGGCCACAGTGATGTGGTTTAGACGATCTACTGTGACTGATTGGATTTTTCAATCCATGAACATGATCAAAAATCATTGGCAGCATTACAGAGACTTGTATCATATCTATGAAACCAATTATCGCAACGATTATGCCTTGAGCATTGCATTGGCTCTGGTCAATGGTAGCACACCACATGTGGCAGCCATTCCTTGGTCTATGGCCAGTGTGCTGCCAGATCAAAGACTTAGTGTCACTGCTGACCAAGACATTGAAATTTGGAACATAGAGTACACAGACAACAATACCAAACGTCGCACAGTGTCTGTGTTTGGCATGGATTTTCATGCCATGGGCAAACGAGATTTAGGAGACATCATTGCAGGCAGAGCAAGGTTATTTGATACTGGCCGTCAATCAAGCCAACTGTGACTATGTAACACTGGCTCGCAGATTAGCTGGTAGCATTAGACAATGGCATCCGCATGCGTTGGTGGCTTTGATGAGCACCAGCCCTGAGCGTTATGATGAATTCACGCATCACGTCACAGTGGCACCATCAGACGTAGGTGAAAACCCTTATGCCATTGACCCAAAAATTTTTTACTACACTCCGTTTAGAGAGACCATCAAACTCGAAGCCGACATGATAATGGCCAGTGAGTGTGACCATTGGTGGCAAATGTTTAGACACAGAGACATAGTGGTGTCCACTGGCTGCAGAACATGGCTAGACCAGCCCAGCATTGCACGAGACTACAGAAAAATTTTTGATATCAATGATCTACCAGACGTTTACAATGCCATTACCTATTGGCGCCGAAGCCTCACAGCTAAAAAATTCTTTGATCTGGCTCAAGACATTTTTGATCGTTGGGAAATCTACTCAAGAACCATTCGTTTTGCTGAGTCGCAACCGTCCACGGATGTGGTCTATGCCATGGCAGCCAAAATCATTGGCAGTGATCTGGTCACCATGCCCTTTGCTAGCTATCCAAAAATTGTACACATGAAAGCAGCTCATGCTGGCACTCAGAGACAAAATTGGTGTGAAGATCTAGTTTGGGAAACAGATCCTTTGAGGATACAAACGGTTGCTCAATGGGGCGCTTTTCATTACAATAACAAAGATTGGAAACCGTGATGAACGAACAAGAGTTTTGGAAAATACTGATGGATGTGCCCCCGCCACAGCCTGTGTTTTTTAGACTGTACTACAATCAAGATGGATCTCCACTGCACTATACCATGGAAGATTTGCCTGGCAACTGGGTAGAGATTGATCGAGAAACTTATGTTGCGGCTGATCCTTGGGTAAAAGTCGTAGATGGCAAAATCAAAAAACTCAACAGACTGTCAGTGCAAAAGCTTGTGCTCAGCAATCAAGGTACCAGCTGCCATCCCAACAATGTGGCAGTGATAGACGCCAGCAGCAACACCACTTGGAGTAAACAAATTTATGGCTTCGAAGATTGACATTGCAGATTTAGACTGCATTTATCTAACCTATGATGAACCTCAACGTGAAGAATTTTGGGTTAAAATTAAGAACATGGTGCCTTGGGCCCGACGGGTGGACGGTGTTAAAGGCAGCGATGCGGCTCACAAAGCGGCGGCCATGGCGTCGAGTACGGATAGATTCATTCTCATCGATGGCGACAACCTCCCCGACCCGGCGTTTTTTAATCAGACACTTGTTTTTCCTAGCAAAGAATATGAGAGTGCTGTGTTCCGGTGGCGGGCACGTAATCATATCAATGGCTTGATGTATGGCAATGGCGGCCTGAGTTCATGGACTCGAGAGTTTGTAGAAAACATGCGCACGCACGAAGCCACTGACGGGCGTGCAGAAACTGAAGTTGAATTCTGTTTTGATCCCTTGTATTGGCCCATGTATGACTGTTATTCAACTACCTATCCCAATGGATCACCGTTTCAGGCCTGGCGAGCAGGATTCCGTGAAGGAGTCAAAATGTGCTTGCAGCGCGGCCGTCGGCCCACCATGGAAGAATTCAAAAATCAAGTGCTGAGAAATCTTGATCACTTGACCATATGGCACAACATAGGTGCAGATGCAGAAAACGGTGAATGGGCCATGGCTGGAGCACGTCAGGGCACATACATGACCATGCTTACCAACTGGAATCATCGTCAGGTTCAAGACTTTGATGCATTGGCTGAACTGTGGCTCACAGTCAAAGACAGCGAACCTAGAATCTTGAGCAACAGACTGGGTCCTGAACTGGCTGCACAGTTGGATTTGCCTGTGGCCATCCTGGAAGCCGAACAGTCAGCATTTTTCAAATATCACTACAGATCCAATTGGCACAATCGCGGAGTAATGGTCAGAGAAATTGATGTGATAAGGCAGCAAGAAGGATGGTAAATCTTGACCATTTTTCCATAGTTGACACCGGGCACAGCACTCGCAATGCAACAAAAAGTTGGTGTCCGTTTAACTTTGTAGGGCAAGACAGCAACACACTGGTGGTCACTGTGGGAGACAGCTGGACCTGGGGCTGTGACATGACTCCCGACGACAATGAAGATCATCGCTTGAAACACCATTATGGTAGAACAATCGCCGATCATCTAGCAGCAGACTGGCTCAATCTTGGCCAAGGTGGCGCAGGAAATTTTTGGATCTGTGACAAAGTCAAAGAACTTGCTCTAGTGATTCCTACTTGGGACTACAAAAAAATCTATGTTATATGTACGTTCACTGAAATAGGCAGAGCAATTAACTCCAGACAAGATATAGATTTTTACAATTTTTTTCAAACACAATCGCTGGATCAGTTGCTGCCTTGGTTAAATGACCTCTGTGTAGAACGCATTACTGGATCTTTGTCACAGTGTGTTAATGTGCAGTTGGTCATTGGCACAAACTTTGTAGATTGGACAGGCGCCACCTATGATTTTTTAATCAAACCCTGTTGGGTTGAACTATTGAGCAGACAGTGTGGTATAGACCATGATCACCAGTGCCATGTGGTTTCTAGCTGGGTGTTTGACGAATTTAGTCAACTTTCTGAGTTAACCAAAGACTCAGTTGAGTTCAAAAATTTATTGCATTCCTGGTTGGATGCAGCCATTGACCGAGCTAATTTGATTAGAAAAATTCCAGCAATCACTCGCACACTGTCTCCAGCGACTGGAGCCATGCTCACCGGCCACCCAAATGCTGCTGGGCACAAAGTCTGGGCTGAAGCTATTTTATCGCACCTTGGTACCTGACATGATAAATGTTGTCACCAGTCACTGCCACATCTGGGAGCCTCAGGAAGTGGCCATGGAGGTAATCAAGGCCATGTTGACCACAGGTCGTGCTGAAATCTACATGAACAACGAAGGACCCTGTGCTGACAGTGTAGGGCTGTATCGAATACTGGACAGTATTACTGAAAAGTTTGAGTTTGACAAAAAACAAATTTGTATTATCACACACAATCGAGAAGAAAATCATCCAGAGTACACTGTAATTAAAAAACCCAATTTTTGGGCACGACAAACTGTTTTGACCAGCTATCAAAACGGATTCAAGCCCAAAGACTTTGCTGGTCAAAAAAATATCAATAAAAATTTATTTGGTTGCCTGTACAATATTCCCAGTTGGGATAGATTGTGTTTGACCAGCTTTATAAGATACCGCACAAACAAATCCAGCTTACTGGCATGCAATCCTACCTGGGAACCGTTTAGGCCCAATTCTGTGTATCTTAACACAGTGACTGATTTTTGCAGTACAGAATTTGCAAACATCGCTCGACTGCTAATAGATGGCATAGATCCATTGCCAGGGCATCCCGGTGGCAAACCCAAAGCAGAAGAACAAACCATGGTACTGAAATTTTACAATGATTTTTTTGTAGACATTGTGGCTGAAACTTATACCAATGGATTGACTTTTTTCCCCACTGAAAAAACTTTTCGTCCCATGTACGCCCACACACCATTTGTTGTGTTTGGACCTCAGGGATTTCTCAGCACATTGAAATCTGACTTTGGATTTCAAACTTTTGATGCTTGGTGGGATGAATCTTATGATCAGTACCAAAATTACCAGCGCATTGAAATGATTTACAAAGTCATTGAATGGTTGGACCAATGCAGCAGCAGTGATCTTGAGACCATGTACCAGCAAATGCAGTCAGTGCTGGCACACAATTGTCAACAGTTACAAAAAATTGCAGGTGTAAATCTATGAATCCTGGTGATGAATCAGTGGACAACAAAAGCAAATTTCTCAACTCAGCAGAGCAGATGCAAGCTCAACTGGGGCCTGGTCTTTGTTTGGCCAAATGGAAGCAGGTCAGTTTACACCTGCCTACTGGGTTGAACAACAGTTGTTATCATCCGCCACTGCATAAAATAGCATTGACGGATATTGAAAACAATCCTGCTGGGCTGCATAACACTGCCTACAAGAAACAGCAACGACAAATCATGCTGCGCAACGAACGTCCCTCTGAATGTCAATATTGTTGGAACATGGAGGATCAAGGCAAGCTTTCAGACCGACACTACAGATCAGGAGAGCCTTGGGCTGCTGTAGACTTTGAAAAAATTCGCAATGCAACAGGAACAGAAGATGACGTTACTCCCAGTTACGTGGAAGTCAATTTCAACAATGCTTGTAACCTTAAGTGCAGTTATTGCTCTCCCCAGTTTAGCTCTAGCTGGGCCGACGAAATTAACCGTCATGGCGCTTATGCTACTGCCACACCACATAATGCTCCTGAACATTTTACAGGGACTAGACGTGTTATTCCCGCTAGGGAACACAATCCCTATGTTGAAGCATTTTGGCAGTGGTGGCCGCAGCTTTACCCTGAGCTCACACACTTTAGAATGACTGGCGGCGAGCCACTCATGGATCGCAACACCTACAGAGTGTTTGATTATGTGTTGGAGAATCCTAGTCCCAAGCTGCACCTATGTGTGACCAGCAACTTTTCAGTGGATGAAAAGTCATGGCAACGCTACAAAGGCTATGTCAAAAATCTGTGCCAGGCCGGGCGACTGGAACATTTCATGCAGTATGTTAGCCTGGATGGCTGGGGCGCACAGGCCGAGTACATGCGGCATGGCATGGATTTTGAGCTGGTGTGGGACCGTGTAAATCAGTTTCTTGAAGAGATTCCTTACTACAATAGTCTTACATTTATTGTGACCATGAACAACCTTTCTGTGGTCAGTTTAGAAAAATTATTTGCTGGCATATTGGAACTAAGGAAAAAATATAGCAAAACCTATCAGCGTGTTTGGTTCGACACTCCGGTGCTGAGAGAACCTGCGTGGCAGAGTCTGCAGATCTTGCCCGAAAGTTATGCCATGCGACTGGAATATGTGTGGACCTGGATGATTCGTCAGCAAGAGCAGCCTGATGATCCTTTTCATGGATTCAAAGATTACGAAATAGCTCGTTTGGATCGAGACATAGCCTGGATGCGATCAGCACACAGTCAAGATCACAGTGCTGC